GGGTAGCACAAGGTTGTGCCGGTTTGCGCACGTGCCTTGTGGCGCCGTGCCGGGTTTTGGGCTATGCTGAGGAGGATGAGAGTCCTAAGCTCCTGTTCACTGAGTGAAAAGCAGGGTGGGGTAGTGGAGCTGTTCTCTGGACACCCGAAAGTCGCCCGAAGGGGGTTGCGCAGGTTGGGTTCTGGTGTTATATTAGGGGTGGGAAGGAATGCGTCTTAGGGAGCGGTGTTAGGGTTCTGAGTTAGGTTTCTTAAAGGCGGCTAGGATGACTCGACACACCTGTATTGTTACATCGACACGATTTGAAGCAGCAAAGAGGCTGGCGTGCATTTGGATTAAGCTAGGGTATGAGTTCAAGATTATCCCTCCTATAAATGCAGAGTGCCTTGGCACGGTGTTCTATATGGAGCGGGAGCGGGAGACCATGAGAGAGATGTATAGCCTTGGTTTACACTTTTGAAGGAGGCTTAGGATGAAGTTCATCTACAAGACAGCAGAGCAGAAGTACAGAGCAGTGTGGATTCTAACAATGCTATCAGATGGTAAAGCTTTCACGGTGTCATCTGGACCAGAGACCTACAGTCTTGCACATAGGCTGCTGACGGCTGCATCAGCAAGAGGCAGGACTGGTTGGGTTGAGGAGGTGGTGAGATGAATGCCAAGAAGCTCAAAGAGCTGGACCGAGACTTCTGTCCATACTGCGACGAACGAGTCAAACGCTGTCCAACAGGCGTAGATGTTTGTCCTGATCACGGTGTACTGGATGGTATCAGCGATCAAGAGTGGCGAGAGTTGGAGGAAGAAAGAGGAGTGTGATCCACTGTGCATGACAACCCAGAGGAGATCTTCGACCGTCTAGGTGAGATGGTGGACGGGATTAACTCAGCTTTGAGGGTGTTACAACCACTGCAGTCAGAGATACAAGTCACCTCAAGATTCGACGTCTTTGGGAGGTGTCTGGTTGTGTTGTATGCTGATGAGAGACAGCTCTCCAAAGAGATGACACTAGGGGAGTTGATGGAGTGGATTGAAGGAGCCTTTTGGGCTGTGGGGGTTATAACAGGTAGCTATAAGGGAGGCTAAGGATTATGATTGAGTTCCAGATTGAGAAGGTGAAGGCTGCTCGTGAGGATGCGAGTGTAGCTCAGGAACGGTCAACAGATGCAGTTCAAATGCTGGTGACGAAGGTTTTGCTTGTACTGTGTGACGTGGTTTTGGAGCTGCTTGTGAATTGGAAGGAATCAAGTGAGAGGTGAGATTAAGATATGAAGAACTATGGTGACTTCTGTCCTAAGTGTCCAAAGGGCAGACAGATGACGTGGATGTTGAGGGTGTTTGTGGATCTGGGTGGGGTGTCTACAGCCAGACAGGAGAGAATCTCAGCATGTACCAGCTGTAGGTGGATGGTGAGGATGAGACAGGTCTATAGAGGAATCTATAGGATTGTCGAGGCGAGGTATATATGATCACCAGACATACAGAGGAGGACAAGGCATATAAGGATCGTGAGTACTGGTTCAAGCAGGGGTTTAGTGTGGGTATGCTGCTACCAGGGGATGGGGATGAGTTCTGGACGGTATATGTTAACTTGTTGGAGAAGGAGGCTCAGAATGTGGGAAGAACTAGAGGCTGATGCTAAGAACTTGAGAGAAGAGCTTGGTATTGGTGGACGAGCAGCCAATGCACTGGCGTCCGCGAGCTTCAAGACAGCACAAGGCGTTGCTATTATCTTGGGGCCATCAGGTCACAAGCTGGCACTGATAAGGAACATTGGAGAGAAGTCATGCCAGGAGATTGCATGGGCGTTGTGGAAGCATGGGTATCTGACCTATAAGCTTCAAACACCAGTACATGGGAGGCTGAAATTATGAAGAACCCACGATGCTGTGAACACACACCAGAAGGAGCTGGTCCTTGTCACAAGTGTAGGTTCCTAATGGAGCCACGGGGGGTGAAGTTTGTGGGGAGTAAGAGGGAGTGGTTGTTGTTGTATAGTGGGAGGATTCTGCAACGAGCTAAGACACTCTCGGACATCCTCGAAGTCATGAAGCATGTTGAGGAGAAAGAAGAACGCAGCTTCAGGATCGGCTGTCCTAATGGTATAAGGCTCTCAATCGAGATGGCGAGGACGGTATGATCTGTGCAATAACCACACCTGTTGGTACATTTCACACGGAAGGCACACCACTTGAGGTTAAAGGCGCAATTGACACTGGTGCAGCAATCAGGTGTTGGTACTACATGGTGTACGGAAAGAAAGTCATTGAGCTGATGTGGTTTGATCCTGATGAAGTCAAGATGATTCGTGAGGAATCAGAGGCTCATCCATCAGAGGAGTTGTAACATGACCAAGACAGCCACAGTACACATGGAGGTCAGTAAGCTGGCCAAGGGAGCAGTGCAGTATAAGGAGAACACTGATGATCCTCGTTTTCTCATTGGTACCCTGTATCTACGAAAGGTAGGTATGGGACACCTCCTTTTAGAGGGAGAGAGATCACGTGAGTTTCCAACTCACATCAAGGTCACCATCGAGGTAGAGGAAAGGCATACGGTGTAGCATGAGCTTCATCCCGACCTACGTCCAGAGTCAGGAAGGAGACTGGTATGAGTCTCCCCTGATTCTGGGTGCAGGGGGTGGCAGATATTGGTGGATGGGATGGGATGCTGACGAGGGGGTTATCCTAGCAGTGGCACGTAACTCACCTGACGACATCTATGGCATCCTAAGGGCGCTCCGGTCTATGGGGTGGGTGTTGAAGAAGAGAGACAGGAAGTCCAGAAGGATACTCTTCCCACCACAGAAGGGTGTAGGGGTGATGAAGAGGGGACAGTACTTTATACTCAGACAAGAGTCTGGAGCACCGCCTGGGGTTCTGATAACAGGTAAGAATCTAGGCAAGGAGAAGCCGGAGGGAGAAGGTGTCGCTTACGGGAGGTGATATGAAAGCTATACACAAGACTCAAACAATTCGCGTAGATAAAGACGTGATGATTGCACTAGTCAACGCCGCCAAGAAATATGGTCTGGTGTTTACTACACCTAATCGCGTTCTACGTAGGGTACTCGGGATCGATCGAAAATGACTCCCCTCCCTGCTTTTCACCCGGTGAAAAGGAGAGCTTAGAGTGGTATCCACTTTCCCATAGACTACCCGCCTCGGCCTCGTCCTTGACTTAGACGGTCGGGGGTGTTATATTTCCAGGGTTAAAGAAACCTTTGGAGGAGATCATGGAAGATCCAGCAGGTGGAAAAAAGTACAGAACGATCCGGCACGTAGCAGTGACAACTGACCCACGTAGTTCACTGGTGGTGATTGTTACAGTGTTGGATGACAACTCAGTCTGGTGTACACAAGGTGCAGAGGACTGGGTTGAGCTGCAGGGTGTACCTGGGACAGAGGTGAGAGAAGGACATGATGCAGGAGCAACACCATCATGAGGTGCTCTACATTCAAGATGGATTTTGTCCCCTTCACCGACGAACGCTCTAGTTGTGTGAAGTGTGGTAGCACGTCTCCTCCTAACATGAAGCACTGTCCTATGGTGGAGACATCTGCAGGGAATATTCTTGAGCATTTAGAGCTCACTTGTTTCCTCTGTGGGTACAGGACACCCATGCTGTGTAAGGACCAGCAGGAGGTTTCAACAATCCATTCAAAGAGGGCTATGCCTCGTCCTGGTCCTTCAGGACTCAGCCAGCTTGCAAAGGGTGGTGGTAATCCTGAATCTCCACCCGACGACGTCTCCACAATTCACTCACAAAGGATGTAACATAGTGGAGCTCACCACCCCTACAGCTGACGACTGGCTAAAACGTCTAGCAACCTGCTTCGATCTACGAGGTGATATACTCTGGAAAGAGACCGCAGCGGGGACGTCTAGTCAGCTTCAGTGCTTTGCTCTGCCTGATGACCTAGCCTTGTTTGCACGTAATAACTTCAACGGCAGACTCCGGCCCCGTCGGCGTAGTGGTGGGTATGATTGGTCTCTCAGTGGTCACAACGCTGACTCCCTGGCACAAGCTATCTTACCTTATCTACAGGAGCCTCAGACACGCGCTCTGTGTAAGGCGTTCATAGAACATCGTGAGGCTATCCAGGTATACCGTAACGCAGCGAGTACTAGGAAGATCAGTCCAGCGGAGAAGGCATGGCGGAGAGAGATTGAGATTGTGTTCAAGGAGCTGAGGCTTCAGCTAAGGACATCCAGGGGGTTGTCTCCACATCGGAGAAGGTCAGAGATGAGGCCAACGGAATGAAACAGCTGCAGTGGATTACGATGAATCCAGACACAAAGGAGGGTGTTGTAATTGCTCCTTCTGTGCCACCTGCTGACGCTGGGTATTGGCAGACACTTGAATGGGCTGCATTGCGGCACCTGATGCTAGAGGTAAGGGAGTCTGGTGGAGGTGACATGAATCTCAACACAATCTACATCAAGGCCTGCGTAGAGTACTGCACCAAGTGGGTAGAGGGAACAGAAGCAGTAGAACTAGAATCACCCCCAGACAGTCCTACCTAAACAATGGAGTCGTTTTCTGGACACTTGCTTTTTCCGACCCGAAGGTTTATATTAGGGACGTAGGAATAGGCTTTTCACTCAACCACCAACACTCAAGGAGAGTTAGTAATCATGTCTCACAGAATCGACAAGGTGTTGACCACCATGAACAAGAAGCTCGGCGATGAATTTGAGTTCATCGATCCGCGCCTCCCAGAGGACTTCGACATGCCAAAGGACGCGAACATCGCAGTTGCCATGACTGTCGAAGTTCCTGACAACACCGAAGAGGCAGCAGGTGAGCGCTTCTACGGCAGTCCTGACAAGGCAAACTCGGCACTCGAAGCAGACTGGGCGAGAGTCTGCCTGAATGCTGGACGGCCTCTGATCCGTGACACGGAGTCAACAGAGTTCGACTTCGCCGGTCAGGCACAGCAGGCTGCGGACGAGTACCGACCTGGGCGACGGGGTGGATTCGCCTCCAGAGTCAGGGAAGAGGAGATTGAGGACATCAACGATATCGAAGAGCTCAAGGAGTTCCTTCGGAAGAGGGGAAGTCTGGTTGGAGTCAGCGCCTAAACCAAACGAAGCTGTTGGAAGGACGCTGGGGGACTGCCGGAGTGGTTCCGGTCAGTGTTGCAACACTGGAGGAGTTCAATGCTCCTCGGTCTCTTGAGAGAAAAAGGAGGCAGACAATGGTATACATTCTTCTCATCGCCGCAGGTGTGAGTCTAGTCGCTGGTATGTGGGCATTCTGGAAGGGCGTGAAGTTTATGCGTTGCGAAAGGGAGCACTTGTTAGAGGCAGAAGCTCTCTTGAGAAAAGCCCGTAGTCTACTTGGCTCATGAGTCCCTCACACGAATGCCCCAAGTGCGGCGCACTGCTTCACCTAAACGGCTGCGGCGTCTGTGGATTTGCACGGGGCGAGCCAAGGGACGTGTCAGCCAGGGATGTAGTACAGCCTGGTTCACAGGTATATGTAGACTTCCATGAGCTCAAGCATACACCAGCTGTAGTTCGCAGTATCCATGATCGAAGAGAAGGTATCATAAGCGTGCGGATTCTGCCTGAGAACATGCCACACGACCACGCTTATATGATAGATCCAGCAGATGGGATGTATGCTCTGGTGGTTACGGGTGAGGAATGGGAACTTAAGAGGGGGAGCTGATGGACTACCTAATCTGGAGCTTCAGCCACAAGGCGTGGTGGGGCAAGGACTACCTTGGTTACGTCACAGACATAGACCTAGCAGGTAGGTATAACAGCCAACAGGCTGGTACTATAGCTGTAGAGAACCAGGATAGAGTTGTGATACATGAACATCTTGCGGAGCTCTATGGTCCTCCCTTGGTTTCTAGCCTTTGGGGTGCTAGGGTTAGGCATGGAAGGACAGATGACCACACGTAGCCGCGCAGAAATGCCAGTGGCCAGCGGGGACGACCATCCTCGTCAAAGCCTCCTCTGCGGGAAAGGTGTTCCTGGTCCACCTCCCCGGCGGCTACCACCACACACGAAACAGGAGGGGTGAGATGGCTATACATGAACATGGGCGTAAGCCGGTTACGATTCACGACGTGGGAGAAGACGGGTACTGCGAAATCTGCCGTCCCGACGCTGCGCCCCCACCCTCAGACGCCGCGCCCGGAGCCCTAGCCGTCGCCCTCGCAGATGGTTTCAGGAACCTAGGCGCTGGTGATGGAGGTGTAACGCACCCCGCAACCTGGAGCCTTGGCGCTTGGGTACTCTATGCCATAGAGGTAATTAAGCTCTACGCCCACCCCGAGGACGCACCAGGGGACGACACACAACTAGCAGTCACGCACCTCTTAGCCCTCAAGGACAACTGGGACTCCTACGGTGGGCGGATCATCAGCAAGAAAGCCGTGGACGCAGCGGTGCGGTTGCGGAATGTCTTGGCTACCATGCCCTCGTTTGTCCCCATGAGCGATGGCGGCGTACAGGTGGAGTGGCACAGCCGGGGCTTCGATGTTGAGCTGGAGATAGAGCCAAACGGAAGGCTCGTCGAGGACGCACCAGAGAGTCCCGTCCCGCCAGGGGGACCGTGGCAAGCATACAGACGCTGGGTCACTGATGAGGATGGTGCCTCTTACGAAACGTGTTGGTGGAGCGTTTGCAGCAAAGAAGATGAGGACTTGTCGTACAACCTAAGATGTCTAACCGAGGAACAAGCCATCGCCGTCCGTGATCAGCTCAACCGTGAGGTGCGGGACAAAGGAGAGAAGACATGACTAATCCTTGGGACTCCCTCATGGTCTGTGGATTCTCATACGAGGCTGCAGAACGACTTGTACTATTCTATGCACTGCATCAGAACATCAACATGCCTAGAAAGGGACTGCATAAGCTGAACTATATGTATAAGCTAGAGCAACAATATGACCCTAAGTAGGAGGCTGAGATGGTATCACAAGAAGAGGCTGAAGAAATTCTTAGAACAGCGACAGATTTAGAAACTGTGGCGTCTGCTGCTTTAAGCTTTCTTATCTATTCTACCATAGGAGAAATACCCTCAGTAAGAGACATTCCAATCCAGCTTAAAGCTCTTAGTATTGAAACTGTACAAGCACTAGGGAGGCTGAAATGAATCTCAGTATAACAAAGGGAGACCCACAAACGGAGGCACTCTTAGCTTTGATCATGGATCTCTCCGGTCTTTTGTCAGAGGATTGGAGTGTCTGGGAAAAGCAAGAGATACCAAAAACCAAAATTAATAGAATGATCTGTAATGCATTAAAGATAGCAATCTAACTAGGAGGCAATCATGTCATCATGGCTTAATATCAATGTTCTGGCGAAAAGAAGTGTTTGGCCACCGCTAGATCTTGTTCCGAGACCAGAACGTATAGTTACTCATGAGCATGGACAGTTTGTGGTCTACGACGTAGATAGGGACATGAGCAGCCATGCCATATATGACAGAGACAAAATCTTCCCTTATGGAAAAAAGGGCTGGTTTCGCAAAGAGATAACTGATCGAGAAGCCTTGGAAGCTGCTATCAACTATGCTAAAGAGGCAGATGGTACAACCAATCCATACAGAGCAATGGCAGCTGAGATTGTGGAGATTCAATCTGTAGTGGATAACCTGTAAATGAAGTGGCTAAGGGTATTGGTGCTGACAGAAACAAGTGACAGCTCACTCAAGATTGAAAAATGGTGTGAGTTCTGTGAGGACTATGGGTGTGACATCGACCATTACCCAGAGTCACATGGCACGACGTGGTATGTCTGTCACGAGAAGGGCAAGGATGAAACAGGTAGTGGACTATCAGTAGATCGTCCAACAACCTACATCGCTGCCTTGAGAGAAGCTGCACCATCAGGAGATGTAATATACATAATTAGAGATAAGTCGAATGCCATACAGAGTATCTGAGCTTATCGTGGAGAGACGGAGGTACGAGCTGGATATCATATCCTCCGCACCTAACAACGTAGCTGCTTTCAAGGTCAATGACCCTGCGAGGTTATCCTACCTGATACGAGAAGCTTTACACGCAGCAAGGGTACTCCAGATAGAACCCTACGCCTCTTTACAGATCAGACTCTCAGTCAGCCCACCTCACCTCTTTGTCTCAGCAAGGCCACTACTTCTGTCAACATCCGTTCCTGTGGATATGCAGGACATGGCATCAGAGGTGGGTGTAGCAATCGTAGAGGATATCACCAGCCCCTTTGGAGTGATTGCGGCTGCTGTGGTAAACTCCTTGGCGCCAGAGATACATTTCCCCGGTTACCAGGGTGAGGTAGGTTCGATCGAGCTCTGGGCGCGGAAGAAGGGATATGAGATAGAGCAGCAGGAAGGGGTACTTATCTTAAGGAGGCAGCAAGATGGCTGAGACGAACCGAGTGGATCTTGAACAGCCAAACGCCAACATGTACGGTTGCACTCCGTGCCCAGACTGTGGTGGCAAGTTCCGGGTGCCCTACCAAGACGGGCGGATTGAGTGCTGTGATTGCGACTTCACCGAAAGGGCCGCACCCACTATGGGAGACAAAGATGTTTGATCCAGATTGGATGGGTAGAAGTCCGCAGGATGGAGATCCATTGAAGATGATCAAAGGTATAGCTATCTACCTTGTCGTGGGGATTGTGATATGGATGCTCCTTCACTGGTAACCTATCAGGAGCGCCAGACTATCGCAAGGGAGATTGCTTCAAAGTATCACACCTTTGCTGCTAAGGTGTCTGTGACTTTCTATAAGGAGAAGATATGTGTAATAGTATATCCAGACGAAATGCTTAAGCTTCCTTCTCCTGAATCGTTTACTGTATTTGTAGAACGAGAGGAATAGAAGATGGGACTACTTACTCCAGAACAACTGCACGAGACACCTACTCGTATCTTTGTGCCGTTCCAGTTGACAGGCAAACACCCAGCTGGCTTTACTGTACAGCCTGTGGTTAAGAGGTACGATCTATCTGATAAGCCTGAGATGCTGCGACAAGCAGTACATAATGGACTCAAGGATATGAAACCTGAAGACCACCTACTACTCAGTAACCACAATGACTATATACTCGCAGAAACTGTTGCAACCTTGCTCCAGCGAATGCCTGTAGTGAGGTGCATATGCTACCGCTTCCCAGATGCATATGAGGAAGTGGAGATTGGAGGCTCATAATGGGCACAGCAAACAAGACAGTAGGCACATCAGCAACCGGAATAGGTGCCTCTGTAATCCCTGACATCAAGACCCACGACAACACAATGATGTCATCCTTCAACTATTGCGAGAGGCTATATGCCATCTCCCACTTCTTAAACCAGAGACCACGGGGGAAGAGTCCAGCACTTGGATGGGGTGGTCTAGTACATGTAGGGATGAACAGCTTCTATACTCAGTACATGGAGGATGACCAGAACGAGCGCCCAAGGGATGTCATAGCTGCTGTAGAACGAGCTATAGCATCTATGGAGGAGACAGAGTTTGAAGATCCTATAGATGACTTCCGTACTCTGGGACGAGCTCAAGAGGTTCTGGTCGGCTACGCCAAGAAGTACCAAGAAGATCCTGACATCACAAAGATATCCTTCACAGAGACACCCTTTGATGTAGTCTTTCCTGATGGGTTCAAGTGGGGAGGGATCATGGATCTCTGGTGTACCTATCACGGCGAGGAATACCCAGTCGAGCACAAGACCACCAGCCGTTACGGTGCAACATACTTTGACGAGTTCAAGCGTGGTCCACAACCGCTAGGTTATGTCCTAGCAGGTGGGCAGCTCCAAGGCGAGTGGCCAGCTGGAGTTCTCTTCAACATAATAGTCAACCGTAAGGCCAGCTGGGAGTTTGTACGTCGGCCCCTCCTGTACCCAGGCTGGCTAGTTGCTGAGTGCAGAGACATGCAGATCGAGAACTACAAGGCGATTGCAGGGAAGATAGAGAGAACCGAGTTCGAGCATGATGTGTGGGATGCTAAGGTATGGCGCCCGAATATGTACAACTGTGTAGGCAAGTACGGCAAGTGCTCGGCCTTCGACGTCTGTCACTCCATGCCAGAGAATAGAGAGAAGGTTCTGGCTATTCAGTTTGAGGAGAACGAGTGGAACTGGCGTGAGATCAGAGACTAAGCTGTTTTTCACTGAGTGAAAAGGAGGGTTAAAGTGTGTAGCTTACAAGATGACGCAGGACGTTTAAGGTGCGCTCGTGAGTTTATGAATAAAGAGCGCAAGGCACACGAAAGCGGTGGCCGAGTACATATAAGTTCCATACTAAGTGTTCTGACCTCTGCATTAGATGCTCTGGAACGGAAGATAGATCCACCAACCAAGAAACCACACTGTTGTGAGCAGGAATGTCCCAACGACGCAGAATTCTCAATCCATGGATCGTCTGGACATTTTGAGGATGTAACAGAGGCATGTGAAGAACATGTTGGAGCCTTACTTGGTACATCAGCCTGTCTAGAAAAGCCAAACGAACATTGGAGAGTGTATCCTATGGGAGTAGAGGCAAACAAGTGACAACCAAACCAGTCGTACTCCAAGGCACCAAGCCTAAAGCGTACGACTATAAAACTCTAGCTGACTTGGAAGAGACAAACTTCCTCCGGGTACTTATCTTCGGTCCACCTAAGGTTGGCAAGACAGGCCTGGCTCTGGGATTCCCTTGGCCTGCCCTAGCAGACTTCGACGCTACGGGAGTTAACGTAGTGAAGTCACCTTGGTTTCGTAAAACCTATCCTGGTCAGCTAAAGCCAGACGTTATACGATTCAAACCCTTTCCTCAAGACACAGACCAGTATGGCCTACCAGTAGGCGATGTGTTCTTTCAAGGAATTGCTTGGATCAATGAGGTTCTCAAGGATGACAGCCGGAAGACAGTTATTGTGGATAGCTTGACTACAGTATCCAAGGCTGCCTTGTCTGTTGCACTCCCTGCTGCAAAGAAGCGGAACAGGTCAAAGACGTGGGAGCATGCAAAGACAGATCACATGCTGCTCCTAACCAAACAGGACTTCGGTGCGGAGATGGGTGTGATGGAACAGCTCCTGGACCAGTCTATGAAGATAAAGAACAAGCACTTCATTGCTGTTGCCCATGAAAGAGAGGAGAAAACAGAGTCCGGGATGGTATCAGGCAGGTCACCACTCCTAACTGGCGATCGCCTACGAGCCAAGGTAGCTTACTGGTTTGATGAGGTATGGCATCTGACCGCTGATCGGACAGGCAAACGCATACTACACTGTCAACCACACGGAGTAGCTCGTGGCGTAGGTAGTAGACTAGGGCTGCCAGCAGAGATAGAGAATCCTACTTATGAGAAAATCATGGCTGCACTGAAAGGAGGCTGAAAATGTGTCCGGCTCCAGCTGATAACGATGGACTGGATATAGAGCTGGATGACGACGATGACTGGGAAGATGAAGAGGAGAACACGTGGGAAGATTGGGTAGAAGGGCAAGAGTCCAAACAACCTAAGGAGAAGAAAGATGACCGAGGACACGCAGGAAGAGCAGGTGACAGAGGACCGCATCGACATCGATCTGTCAGGCATTGACAGTCCGTACTCGACAGTAGAGGATGGCACGTATCAGATCATCTTGGCAGACATCAAGCTGGACAGGTCCAAGACTGACCGTCCCATGCTTCGCTGTCGTTGGGAGACCACCCATCCGGATACAGGAGAGCAAGTCAGCATGTTTGACTACCCACTCCTGGATCAACAGCGTGGTAAGTTCAGACTCAAGCAGCTGCTTATTGCTGCTGGCATAGATCCAGATAGTTGGGATGGATCTGTAGCAGAGCTAGCTGGTGTGGCAGTACAGGCTGAGGTAGAGAAGGAAGACAGCGAGGACTATGGTGAGCAGAATCGCGTTCGCCAGATCCTCGTCGAGGTTCCGAAGGCAGTGTGAGTGAGTCGGCCTGGTACAGCTAGGTAATGGCAATGGCTGTACGGTGATTAGTGGTAAGAAGTAAGGGACTAGTCTGAGAGGTTCAAGTCCTCTCCAGGCCATTTAACTCTAGCAAGGGTAGTAGCTCATGGTAGAGCCACGTGAGGAACTAGAGGTTGGGTTCTGTGTTAAGTGTGGCTTCGTTGCTGATAATAGGACACCTTGTGAGGTATGCAAAGCCAAGAAAAACCACACAGAAGAATGCAGATACAGAATTTCCTTAGAATGTAAAGTAGCCATCGAGTGTAAGCATGGATATGATGTCTGTCCTAAGTGTGATCCCTGTACATGTTTGGAGAAATAATTATGATAGAAGAACTGGGATATAGTGCCGCTGAGATTGAAGGTGAAGATAAACACCACGCACCAATCTACTGCATGAAGGCAAACGACTTCGATGACACTGGTCGTATCCGCAGCCAGGTTGGAGAGATCAAGGACTTCTCACGTAGACTTAAAGAGGAAGGACAGCTCAATCCTATAACCTTCGAGTGGATAGATGGCAAGCCAAGGCTGAATACTGGTGCACGTAGGCTGTATGCAGCCTTGCTGCTGGAAGCAGAAGGTCAGTTCTTTGGGATGGACTTGCCTCCAGATAATCCTCGTCGTGTTATGGGAGTTGGATACGTCTTAGCCAGAGATATAGGAGCACTAGACGACATCGAACGATTGATCCTAGAGCTGTCTGAGAACCTCAATCGCAAAGACTTCACCAAGAGCGAAGAAGCACTAGGCATGGCTAAGCTTCAGAGGCTGCTAGAGGAAAAGACAGGCAAGCCGGTGAGAATTGCTGAGTTGGCAGCGAAGTTGAAGACTTCTATAGGACAAGTTGGCATGGGTCTTAAGGTGGCTCAGGCAATCAACAAGGATCCTGGATCAGACCTCGCTAAGAAGCTCCTGCAGGCCCCTTCTATCAAGTCTAGCTACGACACACTCCTGACCACAAAGAAGCTCGCAGCAATCAAGGAACGTATAGGTAAGCATCAGGTAGTGCCAGAGGAAGCTGTCGAAGCTATAAACCATCCAGACGGTATTGCCTTTTTGAAGAGTCTACTTGATGAGTCTATAGATTTCATACACTTCGATCCTCCTTGGGGTGTGGGTATTGATGACTACGACAGGCGTCATGTACATGAAACATTCAATGACGACACCGTATATGCGTGGGATACAGTTATATATCCAATGATACCAGAGCTGTATCGTGTCCTCAAGCAAGACACCTGGAGTGTCTGCTGGTTTGGGATACAGTTCTATCAGAAACTCTCCGACGCCCTGGAGACACTGTCTGGAATCACTAAGAAAGGTAAAGGCTTCCGGGTAGATCCAGTTCCTGGTATCTGGTATAAGACAAACAAGGGCGGCAGCCAGAACAATCCAGATATGATAGAGCTGAATGTATACGAAGCTTTCTTGCGTATCCGTAAGGGAGATCCGAGGCTGTTCAAGAAGCCTCTGAAGAATGTTATAGAGTGTCCAATGGACTACGGTGCAGAGAGGGAGCACTTTGCACAGAAACCTATGCTTCTTTGTACGGAGCTTCTGGAGAGATATACCTATAGTGGTATGACTGTAGTGGACCCGACGTATGGCAGCGGGAGGATCTTCAAGGCTTGTCAGAAGCTGCATAGACAGTTTGCTGGTGCTGAGAAGAATGAGGAGAACAGGAAGAAGGCTATTTTGATGCTAAGGAGTATGGAATGAGACATCGACATCCTTTAAGCGAGCCAGTGGAGTTGGAGTGTCTAGAGTGTACAGTTGTCTTTCTTATGCCTGAGAAGGTATACAGGGAACAAGACAAAGTATTCTGCCCTAAGTGTGGTGGGAATAGTCTTGCAAGGACAACAACTGGGAAGATGCTCACTTGAAGTACATCCCTGGAGAAGGCTCAGACTCCGCTGACTATATGTTCGTTGGTGAAGCTGGGGGCTACCACGAAGATAAGCAAGGGCATCCCTGGGTAGGGCCAGCAGGTAAGATAGCTCACTACTGTCTGGATCGTGTAGGAATACCTGCGGATAATATATACTTCACCAATGTATGTCACTACCGTCCTCCAGACAACGCCATCTCAAAGTGGTGCAAGAAGTCTAAGAAGTATGGACGTGTGCCAAACGAACAGGTGCGTGAAGGATTGTATGAGCTGTATCGTGACATCGTCCGAGTGCGTCCAAAGATAATCATCCCTGTAGGTAACATAGCACTCTGGGCCTTGACTGGTAAGGAGGAGATCACCAAGCGACGTGGTAGTGTCCTACCTCTAGAGCTGGATACTCGCAGACTTAGCCACGTAATGCCGTACTCCAGTAACGAAGAGCTAGACTCCTACAGCAAGTTGCTGGAGCATAAGGTCATCCCAACCTTCCATCCTGCTCATGTAGACAGACAGTATGGTCTAAAGGCTATCTTTGAAAAGGATCTGAAGAAGGCAAAGCGAGAGACAGGGTATCCAGAGATCCGGTGGCCAAAGCGGACGATACTTATAGAGCCAGAAGAAGAGCATGCTTATGAGCTTGCGGTTGATCTGATGAAGCACGACCAGTTTGCCTTTGATATAGAGACACCTGGAGGGAAGCTCTATTGCATAGCCTTCTCCGCCGAACCAGGCACAGGCTTTGTCTTGAAGGTGGATGCAGACTGGAAGTGGGATCTGATTAAGATCATCTTGGCGTCTAATGCAAGGAAGATTTGTCACAATGGACTCTTTGACACTGGCTTCTTGAAGTATCACTACCAAGTGGAGGTAAAGAACTACACCTTTGACACCATGTACGCTGCGAAGCTGTGCTATCCAGAGTTCCTGCAAGGTCTGGACTTCCTTACCAGCTTCTTTACAGATGAGCCTTACTACAAGGATGAAGGCAAGGACCAGGACTTGGGGATAGCAGAAAGTGCAGAGCAGTATATGCTGTACAACGGCAAGGATGCTTGTCTGACAATGGAGGTGGCTCTGCAGTTGCAGCAGAAAGAGATGAAGAATCCTCGACACGCTGCGTCTATCAACAGTCACATGCGCCTCCTTCCCATCGGTCGAGATATGATGGTCCGTGGCATACGTGTAGACCAGATGGCGTTCAGCACACTACGAGCAGACAAGGTGCATGAGTGGGAGGAACGACAAACAGCTCTAGACGAACACATCTTTGATCAGATCCTGCGCATCATACAGCCTTTGATGACAGACAGCAAGATGAAACCTGCTGTACGTCCTCTAGCTATAGCTCTCCTCAACAAGATGAAGAAGATGATGGAGAAAGGTGAGCCAGGCTTTAATGTAAACTCTGGTCCAGAGATGAAACTCTATCTCTATGACATTAGAGGGTTCAAGAGGAAACAGCATAAGGTAACTCGTGCAGACACAACAGAAGAAGCCGCTTTGAAGGAGCTATACGGAGAGACAGGGGATGAGATCCTTCTACAGATAGTCAAGATACGACAGGTCAGGAAGCTACTCTCTACCTATCTATCTTGGAAAGCCATACCAGAGGGTCGTCTAGTCTACAGTGTTAACATAGTACGTACCAAGACACAACGCTGGTCTAGTGGTCAGACGATTATCATAACCTTGCCTAGCAAGGCAGGTCAGTACAGAACTAAGACAGGAGTCAATGCACAGACTATACCTCCTGAAGTGAGGAAGACAATCATTGCAGATCCAGGTATGATCCTCTTTGATGCTGACCTTGAGCAGGTCGAGGACAGGATCGTAGCTTATGCAGGAGGTGTCAAGAGGAAGATTAAAGCATACGAGGAGGGCATAGATCCACATGCTCTAAGTGCCTCTGGCTTCTTTGGTGTTAGTGTAGAGGAGATACTCAAGGAGAAGAAGGAGTGTGATCGTACTGGTAAGACTCCTCCTATGAGATATATAGGTAAGCAGTCTAACCATGCCTTCAACTATAAAGAGGGCTGGATGACCTTTATGCGTAACTTGAATAAGAAGGCTGATGAGACAGGGATACGCATAGTCGCTAAGCAGGCTAAGGACATCAGAAAGAACCACTTTGCACTATATCCAGAGATCGAGTATAACTACTGGGCCTGGATAGAAGAGCTGCTTAACTCCAAGCAAAGGATTGTTAATGCTTTTGGATACGAGAGGACATTCTACGAACTGCGTCATTGGAAGCAGCGTGATCAAGGTGTTTACCGAGACGCCTACAGTTGGTATGCTCAGTCAATTCCTCCAGAAATTATCAATCGGTCCATGGTGCGTATACACGAACAGTTACCAGAAGTCGAGATCCTCCTTCATACTCACGATGGCATCCTTGGACAGATACCTGAAAGATTAGCTGACGACTACCTTAAACAGATCCCAAAGCTAATGGACGAACCTCTAGATGTCAGAGATCAGATCATTCATATCCCTGTGGACATAAGCTCCGGGACTTGCTGGGCGACTTTAGAATGAGCCAAGATTTAATAGGTGTGGTAGCTGGAAGCCGTATTCAATATAAATACTGGCTTCAACAATACAATCTTGATCCAGAAAAATATGTCTACTTGATGACGCATCAAGATTTAATAGGCAAACACTTTGAAGACATAGAAACATGGGGAATGTATTGGGATTCTTGTCTGCTTAGAGAACTTGAAGGAGGCTGGGACGAACTAAGTGCATACGTCAAAACACCTGGATGGAAACCACATGGACACAACAAATGACAAGAGTCGTCCCTAACGGCAACTGGTTAAAAGGATGGCTGTACTGGATGAAAGAATCTGAAGCTCCAGAAAGCTACCTCCTCTGGGCAGGACTATCCGCCATCTCTGGCTGTACTCAACGTAAGGTATATGCAAAGTGGGTATACCACTATTACTATACCAACCAATATATCATGCTGATAGGTCCAGCTGGGATTGTACACAAGTCCTCCACCATAGATATGGTCAGACAGATGTATAGAGAGGCTGAGATACCCACAACCTCAGAAGCTCTGACAAAGGAAGCCCTTATAGAACAGATGATCAAACGAGGCGTGGACGGAGTTAGTGCCCTTACAGCCTTGCCAGATGAGTTCTCCGACTTTGTTAGACCATCTGGGCCACCCATGATTGAGTTTCTAACCTCTATCTATGGCTGCCAGGAAGTCTGGGAATATACCACCCGCTTACGTGGCACAGAGCAGATGGAGAAGGCTTTTCTCAACCTCTTCGCTGGCACTACACCACGATGGATAGCCAACGAGTTCGACGCTACGTTTGTGGAAGGAGGCTTTGCCTCGCGTACGATATTTATACACGAGACCGAGCCCCGGTTTCGCAGAGCTAAGGTAGATATCACAGAGGACATGGTGAAGATGTACCACCTTCTCTTGGAGGATCTGTACCATATCTCACAGCTGGAAGGAGAGTTCATCTGGGAAGGTGGTAATGATGGACCTGCATTTGATTGGTTTGCAAACTGGTATGAGAAAGACATGCCTGCTGAGATCAAGAACATGGACTATAGACTTAGGGGATATACAGCACGCAAGCCTACTCATATGATTAAGCTGGCAATGTCTCTGCAGTTGTCTGTGAGTGATGAGCTGATAATTACACAAGAGAACATCATGAAGGCCAAGCAGCTGTTTGATAGCCTGGAGGAGTCTATGACACAGACCTTCAGTGCTGTCGGTAGGAACATCTACGCTAATGACTTGGAGAGGATATTTAGTGATGTGGTGGATAGTGGAGGACGTATGGTTAAAGCAGAGATCATTGCTAAGAACTACAGTGCCATGCCTAGGATGGCTTTGGAGGAGCAGCTCCAGACACTGCAGGATATGGGTAAGCTGAGGAAGGAGCCAGGGAAGGATGGGAAGTTGTATTACATTTCTACGGAGGGCTAGATGATGAGTAAGAGACTACGGGAGGCACTGAAAAAGGCACACCACGAACTAACCACGCTGCATGGATTATCTGCTACTGATGGGTTCAAGGCTTACAATGATGCCTTACGTGCTGGGTGTGACCAAAACGGCGCGTGGGATGTGTTTGTAGAAGAGACGTGGAGCATTGATGTACTTGACACCCTCAAGACAATTGAAGCAGCCCTTGCCACTGATGTGTTGAAAGAGCCAGAAGATGGAACGTAAGGAGATGTCCCTATGGCTACACAACCTTGGTGCCAAGACTACTGGCAGCGTCTCAGCCAAGACAAATGTAGTCATCGTCGGTGAGAACCCAGGGGATAACAAGATAGAAGCAGCACACAAGAAAGGTATCCCAACCTTGTCCTGGCCTATGGCTGCATATCTAGGAATCCTCGACGCACGTGGCAAGTACAGGTGGCCACATATACCTAAGGATATAACAGCAGAAGTCATCATCAGCATGGCTACAATCATAGAAGAGCTATACGTAAAGGGGGTACGCAATGACAGTCCCAGACATCTTCGAGCCTTCATCCATGCTACAAACGCACTTCGAGCGCTACTTCTCCTTGCGCACGGAGAGAGCAGAGGACCAGTTGGAGCAAGATATGGTGATGATTCAGCAGGTGTTGGATAGTTTAGGAGGATTTGAAAAGGGATCAAAGATAGTTGCAGAGTTCTGGCTTAAATCATTAAGGGAGCTATCATGAGAAAACGTGTCTTTATTGCACACCAGCTTAGCGGAGACCTGGCTGCTAATCTAGAGAGTGCAAAGAGGTGGTGTAAGTGGGCGATCTATATGAGAGATGTAAATCCAATCGCTCCATATCTGATACTTATGTACATACTAGATGAAAAAATTGAAGAGGAAAGATGTACGGGGCTGATACTTGGAGACGAGTACATTCCAATGTGTGACGAGCTCTGGATATGTGGTCCACTACCTTCAGATACTTCACACGTTTGGACAGAGATAGAAATTGCAAAGGAACATAAGGTAAAAACTGCTGACTACACAGGTCTCGTTCTCCCATCTGGTTTTCACTCAGTGAAAAGCACTACCGGCCCTGCAGCTTTACTTGTGGATAAGAATACCCTGGTGTGTCAAGAGGAATTGACAAAGCACGTCCAATGAAAGACGCCAGATCTTCCTGCTTCAAAGCATCAGGTGCGTCCTTAGCAAAGAACAGGTATCCTGGAGTGACTGCACTTAGGAAGTATGTAGCAAATCTGAGACGATCTTTGATCTCTTCAGACTTCGTAAGTCCTATCCTTCCTTCTACAAGACCACGAGTCAGCTTCCCTGTGAACGCTGGCAACAGAGCCGCACCATCTCCACCTACGTCTCGCAAGCCAAACTTCGATAAAGCTATCGACCGTCCTGCCGTAGCTTCTCCTGACGTGGTAATTCCTGACACAATCTCCTTTATGTCACTATACCAATCTACAAACGGACCACCCATCCAAGTAAGTGAAGAGATACCTGTCCACCGACTCATGTTCCAGCCCACCAGCCCACCAGCCATGATAATAGTCTTATGCACCGCTATGTTCTTAGCAAGGAAGGAGGCTCTCTCTAGGCCCTTAAGATTCTTTATTCCCTGTGCCATGTACGCACCATACCAGCTAGGCCATGTTCCATACTGTCCAAACAGACGACCAAAACCGTGGCTGAACAAACTAGGTCCAGCACCAAGCTGATATATCCACTGTGTATCCTCAGCTGCTCTCGCTCCTATCCAATCAACTGCACTCTCTGCTCCTGAGCTACGAAGGATCTTTGTGAACTCTTCCTTGATTGAAGGACCAAAGAAGTTGATTCCAGACTTGCTCCAGAATTTATCCATCTCTCCCTTTGACCCAAACTTGTTCCAGGCATCAAGTGCTTTCTTACGCATACCTAGAGAGACAACACCACGGTTAATGGTATCTGCTGAAGTATAGAACCTCATGCCAAGGTTTGTTGCACGCTGTCCTAATCTATTCAATTTCTCCAAACGTCCAACTTTACCACTAGCAGCATAGTTAGCTGCCTGATACTCAGCATACAGCATGTCATCTCCAAACACAGGAACATGGTCTGTCAACAGAGCCCCCATCTTCTTCGCCTTTGTGAAGGCTGCTTCACGACCACTGAACACTGCCTTCATACCATACGCAAGATACTTTGGACCAAGTAGTGGCATACCTGTTAAGATAGTCTGGTACAGATTCCGCAAAGCAAGACCAGGCCTGAAACCAAGGTACGCTCCGTAGTTGAGGGTCAGATAGGTATTGACAATCCTTTCCTGTGTTGTAAGGTCTAATTTTACATTCAACATCTTTAGACCAGTCTCCACAGCAGTATTCACACTGGTGAAAGCTTCAGGTGCACCGTAGCGTGCAAGCTGTATATAGTCTTTCATACTGCGTTGAATCAGCTGCAGCTCTTTTGTATTTGTAGGCATCTTGTTGAAAGTGTCAATAGCGTTATCCATCGTCTCACGCATGTGACTCTTATACGCTCCAGCTCGGAGGTACTTAAGCATTACAGTAAAGGGGTCTTTGTCATATTTCGACATATTACCCTGTCTCTGCATCTCGCTTAGAAATCTCATCGTTGGCTTGTTCATATCCTTGCCAGGGAAGAGTTCTCCAAACGCTTTGGCTACAGAACCTGGAGCATCCTCATCAGCAAGCCTACGATAGTGTGGCCAGTAGTTCTCGATGAAGTCATCACCAGAGATAGTGATGTTCTTATCCGCTACGTGACGCTTGAACATCTGGTTGAGCCACTCACGCATCTCACTAGCAGCCCTCACTTCCTTCTCATTAAGACCATGCTCTGCTGCAAACTTCCCCCATTGAGTACGTGGAGTCTCCAAGAGATCAACAAAGAGCTCTTTATTAGCAGCTCGAATTACAGGCTTCTTTGGATTGTAGATTTGCAGCAGGCCACGTACCTTTGTTCCATCATCAAGCACACCACCCTTAAGCCACAGACTTACTGTATTAAGATATGCCTTTCGTCCACTGGCAAGTGGTAAGAAGAAGTCCGTAAATGGTTTGATGTCTGTTATACCAAGCTTGATTAAAGCATCTTGTGCAAACTGCAGGAACTTCGCACGAGGCATGATACCTGAAGCAGCACTCAATAATGGATTCCAATGTGCGTTGCTGTGGTCTATAGTTGTGTGCGCTGGCATACTGGAAGCTCCAGATCCTGGCACAAGTTCATCAGCTATATTCACACCCCTTGGGGCGAGATTTGGAGGCTCGACTTGGTAGGCATTGAGCCATTCTGTCATCTCATCAGTACTCTTAAGCAGAGGAGACAAAGGCTGTCCAGCACCATCTGATGCAACGTGCTTGAATCCACCTTCGTGCCAGACTTCTCTGACCACAACACCACGAGTAGCAGCAAGCTCAGCTAGAGGACCATCAGGATGTGGCAGCTCATCTACTTTCTCCGCTGCCTTCTCCATATTCTTCAGCACCTTACCAAATGATGGATCATCCTTACCCAAGGCATTACGTTGCTTGGTGATAAGGTCACGTCTGAAAGCTAGCTGCTCACTTGTATTCATCCCCTTCTTACCTACAAAGGCTTTCACTGCATCGTTGTAGTCCACCTGACTAGGCCAAAGAGTGTGCTCTTCAATGAACTCTGCAACAAGAGGCTGTATCTTAGCAACACTCGGCTTGGTGATATCTTGAGCAATAGGTAAGAATCTGGCGTCCTTGATCTTGATTGCCAGAGGTTTCTTATTACGTCCGACCTTTGCTATCCAGAGACCATCTCCCTTCTTCGTTGGCTTCAATGCCATCCACTTGGTACCTTTATAGATCACTTCCTGTCCACGCATGAAGCCAAACTGTTCCAGTTCTCTTGCCACGGTTCTGTCAAACCCTTCAGTGAGCCCAACGACGACGAACTCACCATCTGGTCGTTTGATCTTCTGGTGAGATACGTCATCTAACCTACCAAGAAGCTTCTGAAAGACATCAGCATCCTGGTGTGGAAGAGGTACAATCCTGTACTGTCCAAGAGTTAGGTCAGAGAAGTTCAGCTGCTCTACATTCAATTCTGTTGCAAGACGACGACCAGCAGAAGGAGATACTGACATTGATGGTACGTTCATTCCCCTGTCTCGTAGTGCTTGGATATGTCGATTCTGAGCACCCGTTAAGGTTGGGTCTATGACATTGTACATACTCTCCATGTCTTCTACAAGCTGCATAGCCCTGGCATGGAGAGCTACACCTTCACGTGTACCTGTAGGCACGGGCCTAGGACGAGCTCCAGTCTTTGCTGCCTGCTCCGCTACTTCCTCTTCTAACAGCGCAAGGATAGATGGATTCACCTTCTTACCAAAGCGAGCAGAGATAGCAGAGAGGGCCGCAGGTATAACAAGCTCTCCCGCAGATCCCAAGGCTCCTATTGTTAGGATCTGTCGAGCGTATTCAGGTACATTATCCGCGTGCATCCCTGCACCATACAGCGCTCCAGCCACAGCACCACGAGTGAGCTTACCTACACGAGTTAGGTCTGTTACCTTGTCAGCAGTCTTTACAACGAAGCCTAAGCTACGTGCAACCTTGCCACCCACCTTAAAGGCTAGACCACCTGGGACGAATGTCCCTCCTATGAATCCAAGGCCATATGCTACCTTGCTGGTCCAGTTGTCACCATAGAAAGGCTTCAGATTCTCAGCTATCCTATTGACAGCTGGCACTATTGTAAGTGGTTCAGTCAGTCCTCGCATGAGACCAGCAGCTAGGCTGGTGATAGGATTCCTGATGTTGTCCTCTTCTTCTTCTATACCAAAGCCTTCAACGTTCTGAAATCTCAGCCACGGATTCTGTCCAGGCTTCTGATTCAAGGTAGTCAGCGCAGCACTATCCTGAAACCGTAACCAGGGATTGGTCTCTTGTATAGGAGTGGTCACAGCTATCTACCTCGAATCCTTTGACGATTTGCAGGAACAGGACCACCACCAGTATTAGGAGTGAATCGCTCCTTCAAGCTGCCTGCACCAAAGCTGCTGAAGTTAGAAAGACGGTGTTGTTCTAGCTCCAAGAGTCTGCCTCTTATACGTCTTACCTCCTCCACGTTGCCAGCTTCATCAGCTGTTATAAGCGCCTGACGAAGAGTCTGTTCTTCTCTAATAGTTTCCTCTTCAGTGAAGCCTGAGATGTCCCCTGGCTGTGCTTCAATCACCTCAGCTGTACCACCTTCCAACTCTGCTGCTCGTTCTTGGACCATCTGCAAAAGTAGTGCCTTAAGTTCAGGAACTTGTATCTCCTCAATTCCAGCTATTGCAACCTCTAACTCTTCTGCAGTGTTGATGCTATTTACTTCATTCCTCATGTCTCTTACTAGATCCTCTGTGGTCTGCCGTGTCTCTCCTGTCTTTCCATCTTCTGACATCATTCTGGAGAGAGCTAGTTCGAGATTAACGTTTACTGCAAAGGTGTCCTTCTCACCTCCCCACCAGTTCTTTTCAGGTTCCACAGTGACAACATCAGCACCATACAGCTCAGAAGCAAGACCAACAATTGCTAGTGCATGAGTTCCTTCACTCAGGTGTTTAACCTTAAGCAAGTCAACCAAGATCTGCATCTTATCAGTGGTGTCAGAAGCAGCTCTAGCAGCGGATGCCAGTGCATCAGTGACAGACTTCTCTTCCACTTCAGTCAGCTGTTGGCTGTTTGCCAGCTTGAACGCCACTCGTGAATCTACACCATGGTCTGCCATAGTCTGGAAGAAGGGCTCTAGGAGTCTAAGTCGAGCTGTCGCAACTTCAGATGCTCCTTCTCCAAGCAGAGCAGTTGCTTGTGCATCAGCTAGTCTTCCTCTAGCCTCAGCCTCTACTGCTTGAGACGCTTGCAGGGTTGTTCCTGCTCGAAGATCTGCTATACCAGCTACAGCCATTTGAGCTTGTACTTGACCTGGTGAGCTGCCTTGCTCTTCAAGAAAGAGTTTGTACCTATCTCGTTCATCTTGATTCGATTGCAAAATTGTAAGATCGAAGCCCTCCTGCTTCAGACCATTTTCTACAGTCAGTCTTGCAGTTTCTGGTGTAAACCCTGGAGGAAGTCCTAGTCGACTGCCAGTCATAAGCCACTGCTCAGGAGTTCTTGCACTAGCTGGAGTAGCTAACGCTAACGCCTCTTGGTTAGCGTTGATGTCCTCAGCAGTCAGCTCAAGACGTACATCTGTTGGTACCATCCCAGCAGTTGCCAGACCATCTATTGCATGCTGTCTTAAAGCAAGACCTTGATCTCCAGGTGACTGTAAAGCAAGCTCATTGATAGTCTTGAATCTACGAATAGCTGCTTCTTCAACTGCCAGACTGTCAGCTAACTTCTCCCGTTCCACACGACGACGTGTCTCCTCATCTCCTCGACGTTGGTCACCTATCTCTCCCAAGCTCTTACCAATGCCAGAGACTCCAAAGAACTCCGGGGGTATGAATGAAACTCCCATGTTATCTCCTTAAGGTGCTAGTGCAAAGCTCGGGAAAGGCTCTTCATCACGAATTGGTAATTGTGAGGAAATCAGAGGACTAGGTTCCACATTGACAATAGGCAGTGGACCACCAACATTCCCACTGCTGCCAAATGTTCCACCAAAGTTAGCTCCACCATCTGGACCTGCTGGTCTATCATCTGGACCTGTGTTACCAAAGATTGTACCGACACCAGTATCACGTGGTCTAAAGTCATCAAATCCAGCATCACCAAAGCCACTGACATCACCAAAGCTAGTGCCAGAGCCAGAGTTAAAGCCTCCAAAGTCTCCTGCAGGAGGTGTACCACCACCCTTTGCAGCACCAACGATACCAGCAACACCAGAACCAAGATCTCCCAACTGTGACACAGTGCTTGGACCAAAGGCAGTAGTTGATGCTGGTGTGGCACCAAGCAGCTTCGTCAACAGATCAAATCCACCTGTCTGCGTACGTGCGAACTCAGCCATCAAACGGCCTATCTCAGACTCACCAAAGTTGCGTTCCGTTGTGCCAAAGCCAAAGAGACTAGCAAGATCCTGTGACTGTTGTCCTCTCTGTGCAAGATCAAACCTGGCGTCTACTTGGCCTGCCTGTAAGGTTGGATTCAACATGGCCAGCAGTCTGTCTGACAATGCCTGATCTCCTTGTATACCAGCCTGGAAAGCAGTTGGTAAGGCTGATGCTGCACCTGCTTGCTCTAACCCTCCCAGACCTAAAGCAGCTCGAATTGAAGGATCGAGACCTGCAATCAGTTTCTGCAGATCAAAGTCAGCACCTGCTTGACCTATCTGGAGAGCCCCAGGCAAGGCAGCTGCTTGACCTCGCTGTGCTATCTCAGCAGGACTCAACTCCGACTGGAGCTGTGTCGACAAGCTGCCAAGGAGGGCCTGGAGCTCCTGACCAGATCCTAGTCCTGCAGCGCTTACTGCGGAGGGAAGAGCAGAAGCCAAACCTCGTTGTCCAATCTCCGCAGATTGTAGTTCTGCTTGAAGCTGTGCAGGGAGGCTAGATATAAGCCTTTGTAGATCAAAGTCAGCCCCTATACCACCCTCCTGCAAAGCAGCAGGTACAATACTAGCAAGTGTCTCAGATGGACGACCCACAGCACTAGAGACTGCACCACCTGCATTGATTGCTGCAATTCTCCTAGCTTCAGCCGACTCAAAGGACTGTCGTGAGAGATCCTCCTGCCCAAGTCTGAACCTACCCAGCTCTCTTCCAGCAGTCTCAAGTAGTCTCTTGTTTCTATCAGACGACCCAGCGCCAAGACCCAAAGCGCTCGACTCAGCTTTGATGTCAGCTAGTTGCTCGTCTAGATCACGTCTGAATAGTGCTTCACCTTCTGTGAATGTATCAGTCAGATCAAAGCGATTTGCAGCTGTGGCCTGTTCTAGAGTTGGTAAGAGAGTATCAATGAGTCTCTGTTGATCAGCACCAGTGGCCAGCCCCTCTACCCTGTCTAACAGTCCAGCAGCTCTGCCTGTATCAGGTCCCTGTATACCTTGTATCTGTCGTAACAGCGCGTCCGTGCCCTCTGTTCCTGGAGCTCCAGACTGCAGCTGTCTTATTATCTCATCAACACCAGAGAGGTCGGCACCTTCAAAGCTTCCAAGTCTAGACAGCAGTGCATCTGTGCCTCCTGTACCTGGACCTTCTGCGCTGAGGAGATCAATAAGAGACTGAGCACCTCCAAACTCAGGCCCTGCTAGACCCTGTAGCTGAGAGATGATATCTTCTGACGTAGATAGATCAGCACCACTACTTCTAAGTTGTTCGATGATTTGATTGGTCTGTCCTAGATCACCAGTGCCAGTCTCTCCAAGTTGTCTCAGGATGCTCTCAAAGTCTGATAGATCAGGACCAACCCCTTCAGAACCTATCTGCTCTCGCAACCCACTCGAAGCTACTCGCTGATCAAAGGCAGTAGCAGTACCTGTTGGACCACCGAATTGTGGCAGGGCTCCACCACCAGCTAGAAGCTCTTCTATACTTATACCAGCAGCTTCTAAGGCAGCCCGAAGCTCATCAGGAACACCAGATACAACCCTTTCAGAGGGACCGAATGCTCCACCTACAGCACTTCCAATAGCACCTCCAACGTCACCAACTACACCAGGGATTTTACCAAGTATACTACCAGCGCCACTTACAACGTCCTTTGCACCACCAAAAATGCCCTTAGCGGCTCCTCCAATAGCCTTCCCGACAATGCCCATTATAGAGTCCTTTTCTTAGGCTGCGTTATACCCTTAGGAGACACGCCCTGGAGGTTAGCCATAGACGTGTGACTAGGTTGTATCAACCCAAAATTAGGCATCTTGCCGTCTTGTCCCGCGGTAGGTGACGCTTGCCCAAAGAGTTGTTCAAGCATCGTTGCAAACTCTGGCCTACCTGTAAGTGCTCCTGTCATCTCACGTAACTTTTTCAACAGCTCCGGCCGAAACGAGGCTATCATCTGCTGTTGATTCGTCCCCTGTCCTATCCCCATCTCTCTGCCTCCCGCCTCGTAGTATTTTAGCAGCTAGGAGGTCGTCTTGCTTAAGAAGACCGTGCCATGTGTGTTGTTCAGTCGTTGCTTCAATGTGCGCTTGTTCGATTGCTTCGTCTGTGAGTTCCTCAAGCAGCACTCCGAAGAGAAGCAGATCTGCCCATCTTCCCTTGTAGAGCAGAGCTTCCTTTCTCCGCCCCTCGATACGATAGCCTATCTTGTGTAAACGATGGAGAGCAGAGAAGGCAAAGATTGGAACAGCCATGTCCATACGGTGCAGGCCAAACTCCTGCATGATAAGACGCTGAGCTGTTAGCAACACACGGTGCCTTCCTGCTCCAGACTTACGATCCCAGAAGATATAGTGCCCAAAAGCACTTGTGGCCTGGCTGATCTCTGTGAAGTATACCAGTCCAATCTCCTTCTCTTCCACTTCTATAGAAAGGATGATTGTGCCTGGGACCATCACAATACTCAGGAAGTGTTCGTAATCGTTCAGTGTTACGTCAGAGAACATAACTCTATACTGTTGATATCGTTCCCAGGTCTCCTGCAACATAGACGTTGTGGGACGCCAGATATCAATGGTGTAGGTCTTGTCGTCCTCTGAGACTATCTCAAGGGGTAGACCCAATAACTTGTCGTGCACTTGGTGTCATCTCCGATCCGTAGATTTCTATTCTCTCCAACCCTCTGTTCCTAGACCAGCTGTTAGGATTGAAGGTCAGAACAAGGTTACCACTCGCATTAACTGAATCACCAACCAAGACATCACCTGAGTCACTAAGAGTAGCATTGTTACCAACTGAGATATCAGCTGCAACACCTGTTACTGGATTAGTGACATCAATAGGAACGTTACCATTTATATTTATGTCATCCAACAGCCACGGTCCTTGTACTGCCAAACCAGTAACAGCTGTTCCACCTATCTCCAGAGCAAAGACCTTAGCGGGGTGATTAGGACGATATGTAGCAAACTCTCCTTCATTCTCTATCTCGGTTGTTGCTGCATCAAAGGTCTTGGTAGCTTGCTGGTTCCTGCCGTAGCTCATTATAAGGTCCAGTGCAGGAAAAGCAGGTGAATCTGTTTCAGTTCTGACGAGATCAATTCGATTCAGCCAGACTTCTCTACCTATGTAGTAAGAACCAGTGCTGATAAATGGCCTTGTAGGAGTGAGGCTGGCTAAGTCAAATGCATGTTGTGCATAATCTGAGGTTCCATTCTTGACGCCGTAGACAAAGCCTTCAGGCTCAGTTCCAGGAGCGTCTGTCATCCAGTTCCAACCTGTATCCTTGTTTGACACCCATTCTAGTGTATCCAGACCAAGCATAAAGGTTTCACCAGCTGTAGGATCAGAGACAAAGACCATCTTAGATCGTTCAGACAGTAGCATGTTTACAATGTTTGTGAACAGCTTACCGCCTGTACCCACAGATCTAGCTTGGCCGTCGTAGGCATAGAGAAGTCGGTCTTTGCCTATGTAGAATATCTTTGCTCCACTACTTGCTACAGCATATGTCCACTGTACTCCAGCAATCTCTTCTCTCTGTGCAAAGCCGAAGGCAGGTGAGGAGCGACCTGTGGCAGACATCTGGACTGCACCAAAGTTGGTAAGAAGAAGGCCATCTTGGTTGTATTTCACAAAGCCTTGTGGACGACCAAGATGTCCAGGTATTGGGTTCGTTCCGGAGCCTGTACCAGACCAGTCAGTAGGATCGGCGTTTACCGTCCAGCCAAATAGGTAGCTGGAGCCGCTGACGTATACTGCAACAAGTACGTCGTCGATCATGAGAAGGAATTCTGCATTAGCAGGACTTCCAGCTACAGCAGCACTTGTGTCGTTTGTTGTATCCAGCTCATATACCTTAGCAGCACCATCGAAGCTGAAGTACAACTTGTCTTGGTATGGCGCTGCGACCACGTGCGGAGTGGTGGGTGTGAGTGTGGTATCCACAGTAGTGCTGGTGGTACCGTCGTGGTATGTTACCTTGAGTTTGTTGCTGTCACCTAAATCAAGATAGAAAGTGAATCTGTATACCTTGTTGAGCAGTCCAAACTCGTACTCTCCTACAACAGTCTTACTAGCTATAGTACTGATGGTCTCCCTCCAGATGGCGTAGATCGCTCCGTCACGCAGTATGCCATTATGCAGCTTCTGCAGAGCGCTGGGTGGTACGTTACGATTGCCTAGAGGCCAGACACTAGACCACGGACCCAAGGAGGCTTCAAAAGGCTGAGGATAGCTGTACTGATACCCACGACCATAACCTTGGCGGCCAGTGTGCCTAGAAGCACCTCGGGCACCTCCACGAATCCTAGCCACAGTCACAATCTCTCTGGTTACGGTTACGTCCACGTCCACCTCTACCTAGTGGCTTGACGACACCAGGAGAGAGCTGTGCAGTAGATCGTACACGCCGTAGTGTGCGCTTTTCCTGTCGAGTGGCTATCTTTCCCAGGGCTTCGTTCTTTAGGGTGATTGCTCTTGCATCATTTCCATACATGAACAGAAGGTCTACAGCGGCCATTAGGACGATAATAAGATGCCAGTCTTCTGGCAACGTAGTATCGGTTCCAGCATCATAATCCATATCCACTGGCAGCTTTCTCCCAGCTGTACGGATTGTGAATATCTGGTCTGGAGTCGGATGGAGATAGATCAAGTCTCCATGCATTGTCCAATACTCTGGGTCACCTTCATCAGCCTCTGCATGATTCCAGGTGTACCAGTCCCAGTCACGCTCAGATAGTGGATAGTCTCTGAATGGAGACGTTGTTCTGTTACGCATCGTCTCGATGTAGTAATCAGCAACGGGTGGAGTATAGCTCTCTGTACCATCAACTGTAGTGATACCAGCATCTGATATAGTCTCCAACGAGTCAAAGAAGAAGCTCATGGCGAGTTCCTTCTGTGACTCATTAAGAAACAGGACTCTTTCCGTCCGATCTATGTCTCCACGCTGTCCTACGTACTTGTGTAGTTTCGCATCCATCGTCTCGATATCCACTATCCACTTCCTCCCATGCTTTTCACTCGGTGAAAGAGAGGGCTAAGGAATCTTTCCTTTAACACATCCCTACGCACCCGCTGAACCAACGATCCACCGGAAGTCACCCCAGCCAACACTAATACGGTGGCGACCTGTGAAGATGGCGTCACCCGTCATCGGGTCGTCATCACTCCGGAACTTGTCGTTGACGCGGACGTACATCCTGGCGCCTTCACCACTCTCTGTGTCACTCTTTGTGGCAGTGAGGAACCATGCATCTGTGTCTGTGATGTGATGTACCAGCATCGGCTCTATGCCAAACATGGTCCTGATGACGTTCATGTTATGGTCAGCCGTGTTGGCTTCCATCTCAGACTTCAGCACCTTATTGACTTCCCAGATGTCACCTGGGGAGTGGATCAACTTTGATGCTCTCACGTGGACTTTGAATCCTCGATCGTCAGTGAATGCCTCAAACAGCTCCAGGGCCTCCTGCAAGCCGTCCTGGCTGAAATCACCAGTGACCAAGTTGTCCAACGTACTGCCATCCAACAAGGTGTGGGTGTTCTGGATCAATGCTTCACCAGCAGTATACCCAACAAAGCTTGTGCTGAAGGCGTTGTCCAGGATACTGAATCCCTGCACCTCTTTGTTCTGTACTGCGCTGTTCGCCAATTCTTTGGACATACGGTTCATGATACCGTACTGATCATCTTCGAGCATCTCTTCCGTTACCCTAAACCCCAGGGCATAGGTAAAATGCGTGAACCGTAAGGTGCTACCAGGAATCGGATCGTCGAAGGTGTATACTCCGCCTTCGGCCTTGAAAGTGAATCGCTGGAGACCAGTCAGCTTGTAGGTTTCCTCATATGCTTTCTTGCTGGTCTTCGTTGGTAGCCACTTCGAGAACTCTTCAGGACGGAGCTTCAAGTTCTTGTAGAAGATTGAAGCAAGTCCTGGGGCAAGAAGTGGACTAAACTGTGTGCGTCTCGCAGTCATAGTCTAAGCACCTCCGCCAGAGCCTTGAAGGACCACAGTCCCTCCACCAAACTTCGCGTACGCTCGTGCTGTGTTCACTGGGTCAAGCCTGGTGATCTTCACTACGGTAGCTGAAGTCTCAGTCAGGTCGATGTACCACACACTACTTGTCTTGACCACTCCGTAAGCTACACCAATGTTCGCATCAGTGGGTACTGTACCACCATTTATTGGCCAACTAAACTCCGCATCTTCGTCAGCCACATAGACACCGATCTTGGAGTCCTTCCCAAGAACGCCGCCAGATACATGGCCTGGCAAAGACTGAGTAGTTGGGTCAGCAGCAATTCCCAAGACCGCTGCAGGATCAGCACCTGATTCCTCCACCTCACCAGAGGTGAGTTTGACTAGAGCGTTGATCGCAAACGACGCCGCTGACTTCAAGGTATATTCCACTACAGCGACCCGAGAACTGGAGGGCCAGGCAGCAGGGAATGGATTTCTTGTGTCTGCCATGTGTTAATTCACTCCTTCTTAAAGATTGTACAGCCTAGCCAATGCGTGGATCTGGTTCATTCAGAACAACAGACATCGGGCCACGTCTGGAACTTGATCCATCAATAACAGGTACACCGTACTTCAGTCCCTGCATTTTGAACCCTTCGATCGGACCACGCATCCGTTCTTCAGCCATGGTCGCTCTCTCGCGTTCCCTGTCCTCAAACTGGTCGCGCCGACAGCACATGAGGACGTCAGCACCACTTGTACGTGCGCCCCCTTTCTTGTCCGGCACGATTTCGTAACCGTAGTCCTCAGCACGTTCGTCCACCTTATTTGGACGAGTCCAACGGTAGTGTTTGTTAGGATCACGTGTCTTCACTGTCCTACGCCGATGTGTCGGCAAGCTCGGCTTTACGAAACTTGCAGTGACTCTCTTAGGCATTGCTTACTCCTCATCTGGTAGATAAGCTGCATAGTCATCTTCAGAAACTCCAAGACGAGCTGCTGTAGCTCGTTGTTCGTCATTAAGCTTGCGTGGACTCTTCTTACCACCCCCACCACCTCCCTTTCCACGCTCTCCTGTGCTTCCTACAGTAACCCGTTTGCCAACCAAGGACTCTCTATTGACCACAGTCGCAGAAGGATCAAGGTCAGGATCATCATCCTCCTCCTTCTTCTTCTTTGTCCTTCTGACAACTTCCTCCTCAATGAGCTCATTCTGATGCCTTCCAATGACCGTAGCATATAGATGAGTCCAAGTAGACATGTTAGCAGTCACATTCAAAGACAGAGGAGCAGCCTCCTTGATGATTTCAGCTTCATACCTATCCCAATGAGGCATTTTCTCTTTGTCTTGCCTAGCAAGTGCTATGGCTTGATGAGACATCTTGTTATACTGCTCTATCAGCACCGGACGTGCCTTCTCGGCAAAGATGTCTGCAATCTTTTTATTGACCACATCTGGATCTGCCAGCAGCAGGTCCTCTTTCGTAAGTACTGTAGGCGCAGCAGGCTCAACAGTCTTAACACCTGCTGCAGCCGCCACATTTGCAGCATTTGCAGCTGCGTTTGCTGCATTTGATGCACTGTTAGCTTGTTCAATGGCCCGTTTCGTCAGTTCCTTGGATGCATTTAAGGTGCTAATTAGTTCTGCACCACTAAGACCTCGTAGTGATTCATCCTCATGGTCGTCAGGTACATGGAAGTCTGAGAAAGAGGGAGCTTTATCCTTGTCGTCTCCATCTCCTTCCCCGTCTCCAGTTTTCAGATTACCTTCATCATCCAGCTCTGCTGGATCAAATGCCATGCCTGTCATCTTCTAATCTCCTCTTGAGATATGTAGTGTAAAGCTTAGGTAGCTCAAGCTCTTTTCTGAGCTCCTTGTAAACTTGCAATGCAAAGAATGCATCCTTCGGTTTCGTAGCATCAAGCGCTCGGTGGCGCCACTGGCGGACCACCCGGAGGCGCTCCCGATGGTGGAGCTGGTACGCCGGCTGCCGATACAGGTCCACCAGCTGCAGAAGCTCCCGGTCCTCCAGCTTGCTGCGCAGCCAATGCTTCGGCCTCTGCTGCCTCAGCTTGGATCTGCTGGATACTGATGAGGTATTCTCTTCTACCAAAGAGGTCGAAGTCTGCCATGAGTTCGTCCACGAAGAGTGTAAGGCCCTCACCCATCTTTGCCAAAACCGCTTTAAGGATCGGCGGCATGTTCGGATCAGCTGCCTGCATCGTATACTGAGCGAACTTGTCATAATACCCGAGAAGTACATTGAACATCTCCATCTTGGAGCGTTTCTCTAGCTCTCGTGAGGTGGCGCTTGTGGTTGCAGCGATCTCTATGCCCATGCTGTCCCATATCTGCTGCTCGGATAGGTTGTCGAGCATTGCTATAACCAGCTTGCCCTCTTCTCCAAAGAGCATTTCTAGCTTCTCTCTTGGATAGTACTCTTTGTAGAGAAGGACAGCCTTTAGGATCATCCGCTTCTTGAATCTTCGTATGGTACGGAGGACGTTATCTAGGCGTCTGCCTTTCTCTTGTAGGATCGCAAGAGTGGTTGTAGCAGGTGCCTTGCTAAGTGCTGCGTCGTCGAGGGCAATCTCTCGTATGCCAATACGTTCCTGCAGGACTTGCAAGGAGTGTTGCTCAGCATCAATTGTACTATCAGCCTTAGAGCCAAGAGAAAAGGGCTCCATGTCATCCATTGAGTCTACTGGTATGCCACCACCAGGACGGAGTGAGAGCTGTGATGGCACTCTGGAGTCAGAAATATACTTGAATGACACAGCGTTAACGACTGTACCATTGTCTAGACGCTGGTTGTGCATCGCCGTTATCTCAATCTGGAACGGCAGTGCCATGTGTCCTATCCCTATGCCAAGAACCTGAAGCTCGCGTCCTACAAAAGGCATCACCTCGATTGGATCTAAGGCAAGCGGGAAGGTGTTGTGTTTGATCTGCAACAGCGTCCTTGACGTCTCATGGAGTACTGCCTGTAGACGGACAGGAAGGTCTCCCAACTTAGTTAGGATATTCGATCCCTCATCTATCGGAGGACTCTCACTATCAGATATCTCAAGAGGATACCTGAACCAGCACTCATAGAGCTCAAACTCATACATAGCAGGTGGGAAGATACCAATCTCGTCGCTGCTGACCCTTTGATAGTCAGTTTGAGATGTCTCATACCAACTACGCATCTCCTCCACAAACTTCTCGTCGTACTTGCCCTCATCCACCCGTAGCTTTATCTCGTTCCAGGAAAGGCGGATGCGAACCATCTTCCATTCAGACTCGTCAATATGTCGAGCATGCATCTGCCAGAAGAGATCACTGATGGAGATGTGGATGAACTCAGGGTTGTCTTTCATCCTCTCGACGATAGACTCCCACTCTTCTGTCGCCTCGTTCCACTTGGTGACTACAACATCCTCACGCGAATATACAACCTTCTCAGCCATGGTACCGAGTTTGAGCAACTCCATGATCGCGCTGTAGTCTACTGCTTCCTCGTTCAGCTCATTCTGACCAGCCCAGGTAAGCCACTTACGGACAGCTTTGGAGAACTTATACAGCTCTTCTCTTGTAGGCTTGACAGCATACGTGTCCTCAGGAGAATAAAGGGTGTCCATCAGCCTGGCATGAAGCTGTTCGACGTATGTAGGGATGATGGGAATCATTATCGTAGCTGCACCCTCGAAGGGATAGTCCTTCTTCTCAGGTACGTCCAGTTGCTCATAGAGCTTCTGGATATCTTCCCACACATCCTGGGCGTCTTGTCTGGCTATCTTAGAGTTCTTCAGCTCATCACAGAGATAGTTGCCAATGGCATCTCTTGTGGCGTCGTCTAGCTTCAGATCTGGATAATCTTGCTCAGGCATCGACTTCTCCTACGTGCGCCAGGAGGTCTTCTGCATCTGCAACATGTAGATTCTGTACTTCACCTGTCTCATCATCTCTGATAGTCATATTTGCGCCGTAACGCTCTGGACTTAGTAGTATTAAGTCCCCTGGTTTGACATCATCAAAGACTTCGTGTACCTTCGAGCCAACACTGATAACTCGTATAAGCTCAGCCTGTTTTCTCTCAGTGTCAGGAGTCCATATGACAGAGGACTGTGGTCCCCTTTCTAAGAGCTCTCCTATGACCTTGCGAGGGTGTGCCGTGATCTTCATGGTCCACAGTACGCGGTTATGGTCAGCGGCTCTTTGCCTTTGACCCGTTGGATCTGCATTTCTCCACGCGGGAAGTTGAGTATCTTCATACCAGATCCCTTGTGCAGATACTTGAACTCAGGATTCCGACGCTCCGGATCTCGGACCACTATACGGACGAGCGTGCCTGGAAACGCACCCAGAATCTCTACACCTTTGACGAATTGGACTGGACTCCACGGGCTATCTCCCGTAGTGCCTAGAGCAAGCAGTTGTTTGTGTGCAGCAGACCGCTTAACTTGCTTGCTGCTTTGCTCCTTCATCAGCTGATTCTGGGTCAATTTCAATCTTCTCCGAGTCTTTGAGCTTGTCTCTGAAATCTACCTTCTCGATGATCACTGCGTCTCGCAGCTGTACCATATACTTCTTGTAGCGAGCTTTGAGCATGTTGAACATGGCTGCGTCTACTGTGAAGACATACTCAGGTACAATAAGCTTCAAGAGCCCTATAGACCTGCCACTTTTCTCATCGTCAGAAGTTACGGTTTCTGTGATTGTCGGACCTTGTCTGAAGTCCTTAGCAATACGAACAGCGATTTCTGCTTCGGTGTCATCTTTGGAGCCGACGTGTACGAAGGCAGGATAGAGGAAGTCATCGAACTCTTCCTTATCAACGTGGACCTTGTAGGCTGTCAGTTTGCTAGTCATTGCCTTCTCCTGCACTGTTTGAAGGCACACGCAGGAACCAAGACAGGACTGCACCAATTACGAGGATGCCTAAGATCCACGGATCTGCATCCGTTTTGGTCATGGCGTAGGTGATTGCTGCTCCAGCGAAGCTGACTGCGCCTACACGAGTGGAGGAAGCGTTTCCACTTATGGGATCAGCTACGATTGATGCTATCTTACTGATGATTTTTAGAGGGTTGAACATGTCTTCATGTCTCCATGGTTATGTGTGGAAGTGCTGTTACGATGTACTTCTGGTTACCTTCAAGGTCTAGGAGATAGCCAGATGTAGCTCCTCCTATGTATCCAGCAAGAACGATGTGTATATGAGCACGCTTCTGTCCTAGCTCAGGTGCTTCGTATATGATCTGATGCAGAGCAGAGCCCCTCTTTCCAGGGCGGTATAGAGCAGCCATGAAGTCTGCTATACGACGGATGTAAGGATCAGCTCCCTTGCGAGGCTGGATGTCCACAGCAAGGCCGTTGCTATGTGAGCCAGAAGTTCCGCGCAGGAAACTTGTTATAATAAGGCGTCCACGACAGAACTGTCTGACAGGATCTAGCAGCGTCGCGTGCTTCAGGGCAAGATCTCTGTGTTCCCTTGAGAGCCCTTTGCCAAACTCAAACTCAGCTACGCTAAAGTATCTCGTTTTCCACATCAGTTTCTGTCCCTTACTGCTATCCGTGTCGATGCACCTTCATCACGCACAGTTTGAGTGATCTCTTTTGTCTGCAACAGGAGATCCCTTTCTAGCTGCAGTCCAAGAGAATCAAAACACGTTTTGATGAACTCCTTGTCTGCACCAGACATTGTATCCCTACGACGGTCAGATCCTGGGTGACCATTAAGGAACTTCTTACGACGATATGCCGCAAAGCCTTGCTGGCCACCTACGACCATTATGACTGCAGTAAAGATCTCTGCAAAGCTGTAGATTTCCATCTATCCAGCCTCTCTTCGTCTTTGATACTTCTCCAGATGCTTTTGGTACCCTTTACCCAACGGCTTGGGTGTGGCCTTTACTATACCAGCCTGGCGCATGTCCCGCTCAGAGCGTATTGCCTGGTCTCTAGGCTTCAGATGATGTGCCATAGCTCCATACTCTGTCTCGTAGCAACCAGTGCCTGTGAATACCGCAGGAGCAGGCATTGAAATCAGCCTCTCCATTGGCATACCACAACAGGAGGGAGCTGGGTCGTCATAGGTTTGTCGCCTTTCGAGGACTGCCTTACACGACCCACACCCAAACTCATAGATTGCCACTAGGACTGACTACACTGTAGTGCTTCTTGACTCCGCTTCTCTTCTTCTGCAGCTGCCTCTGCCGCCTTCTTTTCAGCTGCGGTCGGCACCTTTGGCTTATCCTTAGTTGTTTCAGGCATCTTTCTCTCCTTATGGTACTATTGTGATTTCTACACGCACTGATAAACTCTGTCGTGTCTCTGGACTAGGTAACGGAGGTACCTGAGGTGGAGGTGTTGGTTCTGCTGGAATCTCCTCTACATCAAGTATTATATCCTGTATCCTATACCTAGTCACCACCTGCGTCTCGTAATCTTTCCAATCAAGGAACCAACCCTCAGCTGGAACGATAGGAGATGAGATTGAAAACAGCTCAACATCTCCTGGTACAATGATGTAGTGACAGTCGTAAGACCAATGCGATGTACTTGGCATGTTAGCCTGCCTGTGGAATCTTCACTGTGAGACCACTTCCATCAACAGAGGAACTTGCTGCGCCGGTGTCCATGCTGTGGTTGCCCTGCCAACTATCACCAGAACCAGCCACGTACCTACCAAGGTCCGTTGTGTAATCACCCGCGAAGTAGTTATCGGTCACGATGTTGTCGTTACCATTGGCCAAGTTGAGGCCGATGACCATTGCATTGACGTGGTTGCCTCCGAATTTGTTACCTTCAACATTCGAAGCGTTCAGCGCAATGTCCATGTTCTCCTTGTTATCAAGGAACTGATTCCCAAGGAAGCTAGAACGGTTTGTAGGTGCAACCGCCACACCAACACTTTCCAGTGCAGGCAATGCTGTAGTTGGGAACAGCTCAAAGATGTTATTCAGGATGCGTACATCTGGTACACCTTGGATGTTGAGTCCTGAACAGGAGCCGACTGCACCATAGAGCACACAGTAATCCATCTGAAATCCTGGTGCCCAGTTGGTCGCGTTGGTGTTGCCAGCTTGTGCCCAGAATACCTGCACACAGCGAGGTGATCCGCTGTCACCAACGATACGGAATCCACTGAGTCTCCAACCTGGAGAGTTCATGATAATCGTACCGGTGCTACCTGATACGTTGTAGAGCTGTGGTGAGGCATAGGGATACAGTGTTGGCCGAACACCAATTATTTGACAGTAGCGTCCCTTACCTGCCTCCATGTTGGCTGCAGTTGTGTTCTGGCCAGTGGAGAGCTGCTCATCGTAGCTGTTTCCAGCATCCCCCATTACCATGATCGCGTCACCATCCACTACTGTGTTGAGAGCTTTCTGGATGGTTGCGAAGGCTCGATTCAGAGAGAGCCCACTGTACTGGTCATTGCCTAGTCGACCACTACCTCCACCACCATTGACGTGGTAGACCTTCCTGTGGGCTATAACACCCCCACCAAAGCCCGCGAGTACTGGCACCCCTCCAACAAGTAAAGGAGCTGAGAAACTTGAACCCATTGTATATCTCCTTTCAGCTATACTACTGCCGCAGAAGTGCGACCTTTCTATACCTTATGTTCACTAGCTGCAACAACGTTAGGCAGCCTTAAGTAATCCAATTTCGGTTTCTAGTTCCTTAATACGATCATCATGTGTCTGTAGAACAGAGTGGTGTAAAGCTGTGATCCCACGACCAAACTCCAGGAATCCTGCAGGGCCTTCAGCGTCGTAGGCAATGATGTCTCCAAATCCTGCGTTGTCAAAGTCCTCGACGATGAAGCCTAAGTAACTTCCATCAACTCCTCGCCTGTTGTACCGTTTGGTGTTGATTGAGAGAACAGCATGAGCATCGATCACAGCATCTTCAATGTTTTCCTTGAATCGTGCTGAGGAGCTGTCACGCATGATTTCCTGTATTGATCCGTCGTTCGTAGTGACCATCAAGCCTGTGCCTGCCACCGTGTTAGGAACCGCAGTTGAGACACTGGTTGTAACGGAAATTGAGGCTGAGAAGGTAGCTATCTGTGTCCCTGCAGCAATTGAAAGTGGGACCGCAGAGCTATCTGTTACGTCAACAATCTTAAACGCCGAGCCTTCACCAGCCAATGTCCAATCCTGAGCAGTCGCGGTGGTCTTCTTGAATAGAATATTCGGACCACTGTCCTTGCTCAAAGTCAGTGTTTCGCCAGCATCGGCAGTGATTGTGACTACGCCAGCAAACACTCCAGTTGTTGCTGTAAGAGCAGCAGTAGCAAATGTTCCACCAGCTACCGTCAACACATTTGCCGTGTGGGTCAAAGTTATGTCGCCAGCATTGAAGTTAATGACTGCACCACTAGCCAAGAATAAATCAGCAAATGCTGTACCAGAGGCTCCAAGCGCTCCAGAATTATCAGCACTAGCTAGAAACGCATCGGCGGTGACATTATTTGTGAATACTGCCTGTTGAGCAGAATCGATCACGAGCGCAGTTGTTATGACTGTAGAACTAGCATCGGTGCCGGTTCTGAACTCTATTTTCGAGGGCACACGTCCTGTACCAATTGTGCCTTCGGAGGTGACTAAAATTTGAGCGCTTTCAGTAGCATAGTCAGTACCATCGTCACCAAAAAAGAGTATGTCGCCGAGAGCATCACCAGTTTCAACGGTCGCAAACGAACCAATGGCAGCACGGGACCGCATAAGCTGTATCGTAGGTCTAACGCCTGCTGCCGCAGCAGAGAATCTTCCAATAAGCAAATTGGTGTCTGCGCCGCCAGTTCCTAATAATTGGAATTCTGCGGTATCCTGAACAGTAATCTGGGCAGTATGCCCTACTACTATGCCAAAACCATTAGCGACAAGAAGATCCACACCGACGGTGACACCAGCAGCACCTGTGAACTCAGAGATTGTATCTACCTTAAGAGTAGAAGAGATGCCAACTGTGCCAGTGACACTGAGGGTCTCTGTAGCAAGGGCTGATCCACCTACGTGTAGGGAGTTGACATTCCGAAGGTCGTTACCCTCGAAGTTGGACCCGCCAGCAGTGTCGATGAGTAGAGATATAGTCATTTATGACAACTCCCTCCAACCAATAGAGCCTTCAATGTCTAGTCCTGACGTGCCACCCACAGGACGGACGCAGAGTACAATCTCGTCTGGTGTGTTGTCGATCTTTGCACCAAGGCGAAGGACATTGTCTATGTCCTCAGCGATTGTAGTTCCACCCTTTTGTGCCGAGGATGCAAAGCCACCTGCTATCTCAAAGCCACCAGTTACCGTGTTGGTTGATCCACCAAGGACTGTCTGGATGGCAGAGTTCGTCTCATTTCCGTAGGTGAATGTGTTCGCGACTGTGGGGTTAAATAGCAGCATCCACTCGTAGTGATTGCTCCCTTGATGTTCTGCAACACTAATATCCTTAAGCTTAATTGTAGCTCCAAGGTGTGTTGACTTCAGTCGCATTCCTATAATGGCGTATATGACATTCTCTGATGCCAGGTCGTTGTGTGTTCCTCCTGTTGACTTTCTACGAGGAATACCTAGCTCATCTGACCCACCTTCAGACATTACAGTTGAGCAAATACACACCATTGTCGAAACAGGGGAGCTGCCTGTGGTGACCATCTGGAAGCGTAGAGGTAGGTTCGGTGTGGACATATACGCAGTAGATAACACATTTGCAGTCAAGAACTCATGGACAACAAATGTCTTTCCAGCAACCTTCAGAGCCATACGAACCCGACCAACAGACAGCCACTCAAAGTCGATGACAAACTGTTGTGCCTTTGTCCAGTCGATTGTTACACCACTGACACCAGTGCCATCCATTACATCTATGTTCCAACTGGCTTGTGTTACTTTGTTGTCTACAGCAGTGCCAGTGACTTTAGTGCGACGTACCACCTTGACTGTACCTTCGTCGTCCTCGAAGAAGAGTCCATTGTCATCATCAAAGTAACCAATACGACGCTGGACACCAGTACCACCACCAGAGGCGTCTAGTACACCAGTCATGGCGACTAGTTGACTCTTGCCAGGCTGGTAGTTGAAACGCATGAAGGTTTGGCGAGTAAAGAGTCCAGCAGTGGTGTCAGAGGACGTGATGGTAGTGGCTGCCTTGTCTACGCTATGGGCTGAAGAGATGCCAGAGCCACCACTGTCCAGTTCCTCATCCCAGAACAGTGGTTGGTTGTCGAAGATTTGCTTGGAGTCAAAGATCGTAAGTGGATTGCTGACTCGCAGTCGCCCAAAGGCATCTACAGCTGCAGAGTCCTGAAATGCTATAAATACATCCTTGATATGCGACAACTTATACTCCTAAAGCACGTGCCAGTTGGACCCATCACAGTGGAGCAGAAGGGCCTCATATTGTGACGAAAGAGAGACTGTAAGGTCGCCATCTATTGTTTCAGAGCCAGCAGCGTCTATTGTGATAGCGTTGCCAGAAGAGTCTGTCTTCTTGATATAGAGAACCTGATCTATGGCGTCAGCTGCTGCAAGTAGGGTTATGGTGAAGGCACCACCAGAAGCACCACATAAAATTGTGTGGTCGTCTAGGGTGGTTGTGTAGTTGGCAGTTTTGGTGACGATACTAATAGCAAGTCCACCATCTATTATGACATTGCCGGAGACCTCTAGCGTAGCAGCAGCTAGAGAACGTCCTCCCACGTGTAAGGACGCAACATCACGGAGGTGATATCCCTGAAAGTCAGCTCCACCAGGTGCGTCTATGAGTAGTGATATAGTCATAGTCTATCTTTCGTCCGTCATTAGACAATCACAAAACGGTCAGTCGCCGATGGGGCTTCGGTCACGGCCGCAAAGTCGAGGATCCCGCCCACTCCAGTATATGCAGTGATCGCAGCACCTTGCCCAGCAAGCACACCAGTTATCCAAACGACGCTACGGTTCTTGTAATGGTCATCTGTTGCTTCAGTGAGATCCGTGCTCATCTGCGTTGTAGAAAGCGTTCCTGCTTCCGCCTCACCACTCACGATGCCACTATAGCTTTCTCCCATCGAGCCAGAGGTCACGTGGGCGCTGCGAGCCGCATCCCAGATTGCAGCGGCTGCGTCAGTCTTCTCGGTCGTGGAGAGTGGCAGTGTCGATAGCTTTGACTGGACCCGAGACGGAATTTCGCGTTCTGACATGATAGCGTAATCCAGGATCGCCGAGCCAGTTAGGTCCAGCCGAAATACTGAGCCCGTTTTGATCGTCAGCCGAACTGCACCAATGTCAAACCCACCCGCTTCGGCAGTAAGTCCACCATAGAACGTGCCCCCAGCAACATCAACATCGTTGATATATCCCTCGACGCTGTTGCTGTTCTCATCCACGATTTCGATGAAGTGATCGTTGGCTTCGTCGTCGTTTGCTGGAGATTCGGCGTTCGTCCCGTCCGGCAGGTCGACAGTCGTACCATCCGAAGCGATGTTCGCCTGCATTGCAGCGTTGGCCCAAGACGCGTTAGTCTGGGTCTCAGTGCAGGGAACGCGCTGCGGAATCATGGAATCTTTTGTGTAGATAAGGCATACGGCCCCGTTGGTCGGAGCTGCCTTAACCAACGTGTGCGCGGTCATCGACGCAGCGTAGCGTGAGCCTGGGCCGGTGAAGTCCGCACCAATCGTCGCTACGTTCGCGGTTGTAGTCGTGTCGTTTGTAAGGGTCTCTGACTGGAACGCTCCTGAGAGGGTGTTGACCAACAACCATCCTGCCGCATCCCCACCAGAGATTGTCCCTGAGGTGATGAAGATGGCCGTTACCACACACGTCTCGGTGCTCGTGTCTCCAGAGAGCGTATCCCCCACGCTAGGGAGTTCCGACATCGACGTGAACGCGATGGCCTCACAAATCTCAATGGCACAGGCAACGTTCACTGCGCACTCTTCAGCGGTGCCAGGAATATCCACGTTCCCGTCCACGTCCGTCAGGGAGTCTTGAGTCGTGTAGGTTTTGCCTCCTATCACAATCGTCTGTGTATTGACGGCAAGACCAGCAAACGTGAGAAGGTTGTTGAGCCCAACTGTCCCCGCCCACCGCACGCCTCGCGCATCACTTGCCAGAGGATTGCCGTAGGTCTCAAGCTCCTGCGAGTCTTCTTCCCATTCCTCAGTTGCTGTCGCGTCGATGAAAGAGAGAATAGCTTTAGCGGTTTCTAGCTCGGTGCCAGTAATGCCAATGGCGTGGAACTTTGACGTGCCTATTTCTGCAACGATTCCCGCTGCCTTCAGGGCCGCTCCAATCGTCATGACGTTCGACGTACCGCCCTCAATGTTGAGGTTCTCAGACTGGAACGCTGGGATAGCAGCACTGTCTAAGGCACCCAAGAACAGCTCGCCCGCTGCATCGGCTCCTCCCCAAGTTCCACCAGACAAGGCAGAACCGATGTAGCTTGCTCGATCGCCGCTGGTGGCGCCAACAATCACGTCATAGAGCTTGGGTTCTTCGCTTCCCGACGTGAACTCGATGCTGCGCGCCAGAACGTTGGTCAGCGGTTGGCTGTCTGAAAGCCACTGCACATCGCCTGCAGCAAGCGTCAACCCAGTACCGTAGTTCTGTGCGCCCGCCTCGATAACTGGCATAATAACAATGCGGGGCTTGCCATGAGGAACACTTTTCATTGCCCTATCCTCAATCTATGTGAATTGCCAGTTGGAAACCGCCAAACTCCATTTTTCATGCTCATACCCCGTCTAGTTCCCCGTGCATACCCACGAGGAGATTTTCTAATCGTCGCCCCGACGGCGGCTGCTGCTGGACGAACAGCGAGCGTTGTTGCAACAGATTGCTCGTCAGCTGAAAGGGTAAATGTGCCGGGGTTTTCCGATGTAGCATTCACCTCATCTCGTGCTATGGCTCCTACGTGGTCTCCTGTTGCCTGTGAGGATTGGCCTGTGGTGTAATTGGCAGGGTAGCCATCAACGGTTACGGCAACATTATCCGCCACTACAGAGGCAAACCACAAAATATCTTCGGCAGCGCCAAGCCCAAATGGTGTTAGATTGGGCGGATCTGGGTTTGCTGTTTGCACCGAGGACGTTGCAACTTCAGGCAAACTCGTACCGTGCCAGGTCGCGGCAGAGATGCGATAGGACCAATGGCTACAAGTGGTAGTACCAGAAGAAAGCGTGACCTCTAGTGTAGCCCCCTCACTCCCAGAAGCACTTTTTACAAACCACACACTACTCGCATGTCCACCTGGCGCTCCAATATTACCTAGAATAGTCCAACCGGCAGGGGTATTGAGAAGAGTATTCACGTCTGTCGAAAACGCCATATACACCATCAATAGATCGCCTGCGCTGATACTAGCAGGGAGATCCACTGTGAATGTTCCCGACGCTGAGGTAGTCTGGCTTGTATTCGTCGCTGCAATAGTTGGGAAAGCCACTCTACCACCCCCTCACTTCACTGAAAGGCCCTATTCGACCTTGATCCCCCACACGAATTGCGAACGCACCATAGTAGACGAAGTCTCGCGATGGATCAGGACCATCTTGACCAGTGTCAGCTATTGTATGTGGAAACAGGGGATTAGGATCGGCAGCTCCTTGACGCCATGTCGGTCCTGCATCGTGACCACCAAGATGGAGATTCGTTACGCAACCATCACCAAGAGTCATACCGGCCCCATCTCGAAGGGCAGCAATAGTCTCCGGAGCACTACTAGCAAAGTTTGCAGACTCATCGACGCCATCAACCCAAATTTCAGGTGCATAGCTATCGACACCTTTACGTGTCCAACCTACCTCGATGAGATAGGTCCGGTCCTTGCTTGGAGAGGGACTCCAAACGTATTGCGAAGGGCTTTTGGAGTTGAGGTGAAAGTCGAGATCAAAAGTCCCGTCGTCTTTGTTGCTAAAGTGGAACTCCCATCCACAAGAAGTGTTACAATTACCACAACCTCCTGTTGAAGACGGAACGTTTTGGTATCCGTGGTTTGATCCCGCCCCAAGATTCCCCGGATTGTCAGTTATACTCTGCCGAAAATAGTAACGATGCCAGATGGCTTCGCCTACTGCGGGAACGGGGATGAGTTCATCCGAAGACCTAATCCTGACACTGCCCACTGTGTTTGTAGCAGTACCAGAAGCATCGGTATGAGGAATTGTGTAAACATTTGTGAGGCCGGCTGGAAAGCCTAGTCCGCTCGCAGAACCAACAGAGAAGCCCTCGCCATCATTATCAACGAATGGCCACGTTGTTCCATCGCGTAGAGCAGCAGCAGAGTTACCTGTGCTATTCGACCAGTTAGAGACGAAGTTGGGTGTTGACTCGGGTGCAGCAACGCTGACCGCCGCTGGTGCTGGCATCCGACGGCCAAACGCGCCTCCACCTCGACTCAGATTTGCTCGTCCTCGACGGGTCATAATGTATCACACAAGATAGTCATTAGGTTAGCTCGTAGATGACTTGTACAGGGAACGTGCGCTCTGCACCTTCAGAAGAGCCAGACACTACTCGGACTGCTTTGAAACGACCAGGGTAGTCCACCAAAGTGATGTCTAGAGCCGTTACGTTGAGATCAGCTTCAGCTACTTGGACGGTTCTCCAAGTGTCATCTGCTCCCTGTCCCTCCACCTTGACAGTACCTGTCAGTGCTGAAGGTCCCTCTATAGACAGAGCCCGTGCAGTCCTATAAGCCTTTAAGACGACTGTTGTAGACTCTGTCCCAGAATTCGCGATCACTAGGCTGGTCAAAGGATGTGATATACCCATTAGACTACCTCATAGATAACTTGTACAGGGAATGTACGTGCTGGAATCTCGACTGAGGAAGAAAGCAATCGGACAGCTTTGAGGCGTCCAGGAAGCTCTACTAGGGTTTCATCACCAGCCGTAATGTTGAGATCAGTCTCATCAACCTGAACAGCTCTCCAAGTATCGTCTACACCTTTTCCTTGCACAACAACCGCACCGCCTAGAGCTGATGGTCCTCCAATAGACAGGGCTAAGGCAGTCCTGAACTTGTCCAGAGCTATCTCATTAGAAAACTTTGTGCCAACCCCTGCTCCTGCAGACAATCCTAGGGACGCAGTTGGAGCGCCGTGAAGCCCAAGACGTGTTACTGCCGTTGTGCCAGAGCTGCCAGCAGGAATTACAAGATCTGTTAGAGGATGTGATGGATAGCCCATAAGATGTTAGGCTCTCCTTTTCACTGAGTGAAAAAGATATGTAAAGCCTGTGTTGCTATACACCATAGCCACTAAGACCACGATTCTTCCTTCCAGTTAAAGCACCCCTGAAACGCTGGAAACGCTCTAGTCCTGCGTCGTCGCGAGGGGATCTCCAGTATTTAGGGCCTTGAGCCAGGGCATCCATCATGTGTTCGTCGTCGGTTCTGCCAAAGGCCAGGAATTGTTCAATGAAGTTGATCTGTCTCTCTCGACAGAATATCATACCAGAACTGAAGAAGGGTTGGAGAGCTCCTCGGATACGGGCTGCCTTTGACTTACGAGTGGAGGGTTGGTAGTCCTCTATACGAAGGAACCTGCCTCGTCTCTGAGCTTCCTTCTCGACAAAGTAGCGTAGGGACTTCTGAAAGGCTGTGGCTTCTATGGAGAAGAGTGTAGGTGAGAATCTGTCATCTACTTCAAATAGCTTCTCGATGAGCATGAGAGGGTCAACACGAAGCTGCCAGGTGTCTAAGAGGAAGACTTGACCTTGTTCGTTGACTCCCACGACCACAACGGCCTGGGAGTCTGAGTCTGGAGTATCCCCAACACTGGGATCGACGTGAGCATATATGCGGAGCTTCTTCATCTCCTGTTTGTGGATCGTACCGTCAAAGTCCTTCCAGCGGATGTCACCGTCGGGAGCCACAGTATACCAGCGTAACCAGTCACGTTGGAAGTCAGCGAAAGCAACATCCGCTGGATCATTTGCGTATTGAGCAGCCCATTGCTCTGGGTCGGCTTCCATTATCGAGGCGAAGAACTCTAGGCTGAAGCGTTCTTTGAATAGAGGTTCTATCTTACCAGTTGTCTGGTTTGTTATAATGGCCTTGCTACGCTGATGGCCAAAGCCCATATTCTCCATAGCGTGGGCGTAGAGGTCATTGAACCTCCAACGAGTACCACGGAGAAGCATTCTGTCTTCATCTGGAGAGATGAGCAAGGAGACACTGTGATTTAACCAGTCCACAGCTCGCTTCATCACAGGAGGACTCTGAAAGGCCTCTTCCCCTACAAGATCATCAAAGTCGAGGAAATTGAAGTGGAGAGAAACCACTGCCCCGCCGACACCAATAGTCATGATGGTAGGTTCACGAGCTATCAGCTGACGAGGCAGCAGTATTGCCTGGCGGTTCCAGGTGGCATCAGAGGTGTTCTTTGGTATGATGTAAGGGTAGAAAGCTCTGAAGCGCTGGTTGTTCAGGATGTGCTGTTTGATCTCCTCCAGCATTGAGGAGGCATTCAGGCCACTCTCATTCGCTAGGAGGATACGGATGTTTGGATTCCGGCAGATCTCCCTGAGGTCGTTAGCAAGTCCAAGGGTGGTCTTGAAGTGACTGCGGGGGGCAAGGAGAAGGCTGCGGGAGCCCGGAGCAGTGTCCTGTAGATACTGGCACATCTTCCGGTGTACCCGAGGTACCAGATCCCTATATCCTAAAATTCCCCTGGTAAAGAAATAGAGGTCATTCAGTCCAAGGTCACGGAGTCTCTTAAGATCCTCCATAGACATCTCTTCTGTGCCCTGGTCTGTCTCCATCTTAGGAGGTTCAGATATCTCAACCACTGCTTCTACTCCTTTGAAGCTCTGGGGACGACGACACTGCGTGGTGTGCCATACCTCAAACTCTTACGCAGTGCCTGCACGCGGCCGCCCCCATTAGAAAAAGGGATGCCCTTATCGATGTGGCGGAGGCGCCAGCCCGCTGGCAGGCCCAGTGCCTGTTCTTGCTACAGGCTTTTACGACAAGGACACCCCAAATAGTCTTCTTCATTTCTCGTCTCTTGTATCAGCACCCAGTTCTCCTTCAGAGCCCCCACCCACCGCTACGCTGTGTTCAACTTTATCCTTCAAGAACGCTCCAGCTTCCCTCATCTTAGTCAACACCGTATGACTCTCTACCACATCTGTAACCTCTTCCACAGGTGTCATGATGTCGTCCAGAGCCTTACGGAGGTCGTGCATCTCGTTCTTGTCTAGGAGCAGCTGGGTGGCTTGTAGAACCTCTGCCTTCGGGATACCACCCCTGTCGAGGATACTCTCAGCTGCCCGGAAGCTTATACTCTCCGTCTCACTGTTCATGTGAGTTACAAGCTTCAGCGCAGCGTCCATCGTATGCGCTTGGATCACTGTCCGAGCATCCATCAAGGTCGTCCTAGCTACCTCCTCAGCCATCTCCTGCTTATAGTCCTGCAGCATAGGATGGTTGATAATCTGGGAGGTGTAAGGCTCAGACCAACCCAACATCTCAGCAATCTCAAAATTAGCCCATCCTGCTGCCTTAAGGGCAACAGCTCTCAAATGCTTAGGCTGCAGCTTCTTAGGCATACCAGCAGGGAGGGTATTTAGGACTGCACCCTCAGCTCTCGCCCCGCTGTAGACCTCTGCAAGCTCTTCAGTATTCATACTCCCCATCCCCAATAGTCTACCGCTTCACAGACCTAGATTACCCAACCCGCATCCCAACCTCTGCTACAACCTAACCTCCTCTGCCCGAAAACGCAACCCCCAGGCCGAGGCACCTTGGTACCTCTGATGTAACCCGCAGAGTGAACTGAAAAATTGGGATGTTTGATGAGATTCCTTTACGCCGCCTACCTGAAGTTGCGCCGATGGGTGGCCCGGTCCCATTGGCTGTTTGGGTGTGAGCCAACGGTGCGTGGCTACCCAGGGACGGGTTGCGTGCGGGGTTTGCGTGGCGATCTTCGGGATACGTTCTGGCTTGCGCGTTTGGGTAGATGTATTAGGTTTCCATTGTAGGTAGAAGGACACGCTCTTTGACAACCGATTGACCCGTGTGTGAGGAGAGGCGCCTAGCCATCGAAAGGTAGGCTTGAAATGGCGAGGCACCAAATCGAAGTACCAACAGGGTGGTTTGTGGTGGTTATGGGTGACGAGGACGGTTTGCTCGTTGCTCGGAATGGCAAGACGGGCAAGCAGGCGGAGATGAGTGGTTTGCAGGTACCGTTTCCTGGACCCGATGTCATCGCGGAGGTGTTGGGCAAGCACTCGGTGGGAGTAAAGGACGCCGATGGCAAGACTCATACCTTCCAGGGCCACACAGCGGCTTGTGCCGAGGCTTGGAAGCTTTACATGGAGTACCTGCGCGGCCTGCTACGACCAGGGCGAAAGTATCCCGTGACGCAGGACCAGATCCGCAAGATCGCCGCTGGGTTGCTGACCTTCGGCAAGCGGGATCGGGTAGGTGGGGCCGAGAAGCTGACAGCTGAGAGCTTCGATTCCAAGTGGGCCGAAGCGTTGGACGAAGCTGAAGGCGACGAAGTAGCAGCAATGGGAATCTTGAAGGCGAAGCTAACCAGTTAACCAGAACGGCAACGCGTCGAACCTCACACACGGCTAGATCAACAGGAGGGAGGGGCCGAAAGGCCCTTTTCTCTTTCCATTTACCCCATTTTCAGCTACTCAGAGCCTTAAAACGGTGTCTCCGTGCCTCAGCACCCTTAGAATCCTTTTCACCCACCTCCTAACCGCCACAAACGCAGAAAGCACGTGCGCAGAACGGCACAAGGTTGTGCTGGGGGTAACCTCCCCGGTTTCTCCTATATCAGAGTCCAAGCTCGTCCCAGCTCTGTAGGTATAGTACTCATTTTATAAATTTTTTTTTTTTTAAAGAGAGTAGACGGTCATAGGGGGGTATGGTGGTAGGTCTGCGGGATAAGGCTCATGGGTGGGAAC